CTATAAATTGTCAAAATAAACAGAGAATGGTGATAGATGAACCAATAGTCTGTTTTGCCTTTTATAAATTGTTTATATTCTTTTGTTTTATAGTCAAACATACTTTGGATAAGATGTCCTCTCTGAGTATACCATCTGGTATCCGGAGGTATAATTACAATCACAAGGTCTTGGGAGGTAATATCTTTGTGTCTACAAGTAAATTCGTGTGTGATTTGACCTAGACTGCTTGAACTTTCGCCATAATTCATTGTTCTGCAATTTAATGCCTCNCCTAAAAAATCTGTAAAATTTTTTTCTGTCTTTTTTAGCCCCCACCCAGCGGCCCAACTATCGCCAAATGTAAAAATCCTCACCTAAACACCTTCATGTTTGTTAAGTTAGGATAATCCCGATAACTCCATTTTTTTGGAGTTGTTTTTATAGCAGTATCTAACCGATTGATTCCTAATTGGGCAGTCTCGGGTGTCATATAATAATGATACCCCATGCTTTCTATGTCTTGTTCTATCCAGGACGAGTTAGGCATTCGTCCATCGTAGCTCATTTTTTTTAAGTTTATGTAATCTTTTTTGTTGTCGAGCAAAATTGCGCCACCTCGACCTAAAGCAAGATGTTTTTTAAATTGAAAACTAAGACACATAAATGTATTTGGTATATATCCGTTTTTCTTCCAATATACAGCAGCATCTATAACGGAATCTGTAACATAATAATAGTCGTGCCATTTGACGTCTACAAAACTCCATTTGATACCTAATTTTTCAAAAGTAAAAGGTATAGAAATATAAGTGTGCTTGGGGGAATCGGCTTGTACAGCATTTGTATATCGCAATGACAATTCAACAGCATGAGTGCAGCAGTCAGTAGCAACAGCATATCTAGCACCGTAAAATTCAGCAATCTTTTTTTCAAACAATTCCACGGTTTTAAAATCCATACTGTATACTTATTTTGCAAAAAATATTGCACTTCAGTTTGCGATTTGCAAAAATGTTACTAAGTTAAATACTCAGTTAACAAAGAGGATATTATGCATATAGGATATATTGGTGTTGGTAAACTGGGATTGCCCTGTGCAGAAGCAATTGCAAAAAAAGGACACCGTGTAATCGCATATGATCGAGAGCCTGCCAAAAGTAATTTGGTAGACTTTATGTCAACTATAAAAGAATGTGTTGAAGGTTGTGAAATTGTTTTTGTAGCAGTCCCTACGCCGCATCATGCCGACTATGACGGAAAGCATCCTACTGCTTATCTTCCTCCCAGAGACTTTGATTATGGTATTGTAAAATCTGTTCTTGAAGAAGCAGACAAACACATGAATCAGGAACAATTACTTGTTCTTATTTCCACAGTGCTGCCTGGTACTACGAGAAGAGAGTTTGTACCGTTGATAAAAAACACCAGATTTGTGTATAACCCTTATCTTATTGCAATGGGTTCCGTTGCATGGGATATGGTAAATCCTGAAATGGTAATGATAGGCACAGACGACGGATCAGAAACAGGCGATGCAAAACAGTTACGAGATTTTTATGAAACTGTTATGGAAAACAATCCTCGTTATGTAATCGGAACATATGATGAGTGCGAATGTATAAAAGTATTTTATAATACGGTTATTTCCGCAAAAATCAGTCTCGTAAACATGATGCAGGATGTAGCCGAAAAGCAAGGTAACATCAATGTTGATGTGGTTACAGATGCTTTAGCAAATTCAACTAAGAGAATAATAAGCCCGCAGTATATGACAGCAGGAATGGGCGACGGCGGTGCTTGTCATCCCAGAGACAATATTGCTCTGCGATATATGGCGCAAGAATTAGATCTGGGTTATGATTTGTTTGATTCTATCATGCAATCAAGAGAGATACAGGCAAAAAATCTAGCTCAAGAATTGGTTAAGCATGCAGACAAAAACGACATGCCTGTGTATATTCATGGTAAAGCATATAAACCCAAAGTACCATACACAGACGGTAGTTACAGTTTACTGGTTGGGTATTATGTGCAGGAAATGGGCATTAAACCTACTTATATAGATCCTTATACAGGAGATAATTATCAGCCCACAGAACCCGGTGTATTCTTAATGGCACATTCTGCAAGTATCACATACGACTATACCAAAGATAAACCCAAAGATGAAATTTACTGTGTAATTCCGCCGGGTAGCATCGTTGTTGATCCCTGGAGAAAGATATCAAGCTCGGTTAGTCGAGTAATACACTACGGTAACACTAGAAATGCTCGAACTTGAATTTGTACAAGATGATATTTTAATTGATTCTGAACATAAAAATAAATGTTTGCCCTATTATGTTAAACAAGAACTAGAAGACTTTGAAAAAAGCAAAGATCTAGTTGATCCTAAATATCTAGAAAAACCTATCGAATACAAATTTAATTCACACGGTTATAGAACTAAAAATATTCAGAATCTTGATAAAGATTTTGTGCTTGTTTTTGGTTGTTCGCATACCGAAGGCGTTGGAAACTTTTATGAAGACATTTGGTGTTCTCAACTAATATCTAGATTTGATTTAGATTTTCTAAACCTTGCAAAAGCAGGTACTGGCCCTGATATTCAGTATCTAAATACCGTGCAGTATATTAAATCTGATTATCCTCGACCAAAAGCAGTTATATATCAGTGGCCTCAGTCGTTTAGAAAAAGTTTTGCATATTCTCAAGGCAAAAAAATCATATTAAAACACCACAATATAAACAACAAGACGGAAAAAAGAGACACAAACTGGTACATAAAAAGATATTGTAATGAACTAGGAGAAATGATGATGAGCAATTATGCTTGTTATACTGCTGTAAATTTGTTATGGAAAAATTTAGGAGTTCCAGTTTTAAATTGGAGTTGGCAGGGTGATTTTGAAAATAATTATAAAGATCTGCATGTTATAAAAATTCAAGACACTGGTAAAGCAAGAGATTTAATACACGACGGTGCTGATATACATCGTCAGGTTGCTGTTAAACTAGAAAAAATATTTGAAAATACTTTAAAGACGTGTTAAAATAAGTTATGTATGATATAGTTTTTATTTCTTATAATGAACCAAACGCAGACAAAAACTGGGAAAGTCTAAAACAGAGGTTTCCTAATGCAAAGCGAGTAGACGGTGTAAAAGGAATACACGAAGCTCACAAAAAAGCAGCAAAAAAATGTTTTACCAAAATGTTTTGGGTAGTAGATGCAGACGCAGATCTCGACGAGAGCTTTTTGTTTGATTACGAAGTTAACTCTTACGATTTAGAAACTGTGCATGTTTGTCTAACGGAAAATCCTGTGAATGGTTTAAGATACGGGTATGGAGGAGTAAAACTTCTTCCTCGAAAATCCACTATAAATCTAGATGATAGCCAAATTGACATGACTACGTCTATAAGCAACAATTTCAAAATTATAAACCAAGTTAGTAATGTTTCTAGATTTAACACAGATGCTTTTTCGGCTTGGAAATCAGGATTTAGAGAGTGTGCTAAACTAGCAAGTAAGACAATTGAAAGACAAATTAATCAAGAAACAAAACATAGACTAGACGTGTGGTGCAATGTAGGTGCAAATACTCCATACGGTATAGACGCTATAAGAGGCGCAAAACAAGGAAAGCAGTTCGGACTGGAAAACAGAGATAATCCAGATGTGCTTTCTAAAATCAATGATTTTGATTGGCTAAAAGAAAGATTTTCAAAAGGGTGAAAGATGTATAAAAAATCTGCTGAAATATTGTTGCAAAACAAGGATGCATTAAGCAAAAAAGTAAGTAACTGGATAGTTAATAACTACCCCTATAGAACAAAGGAAAATGGAAAATGCGAAAGAGATGTATCCTTTATTATACACGCTGTTGCTAGTTGCTTATCAGAAAAAGACACTCGGGCTATAGATCATGTAATTAGAATATTCTTTAAAGGCGGAAAGTTCCAATTAAAATCGTTTGATGCTGAACTAGAAGCATATAACTATCTCCTTACAGAAATTGAGCCTCTACTTAGTCAAGGCGAACCCGGAAGCTTTGAATATGCTAAAGACACAGTTGAGTTATTGCAAGAAAGTTTCAAAAGAGGAACCGCTATTGAAAATGGCTTTAATTTTAGAAACGAAGAAAATCGCCAGGAAAGAGTAAAAAGGATGTTCTACGGTTGGGACGAGGAGATGGAAATTGTTCGCCAAATTCAAAAATGTCAACGCAATTGGGATCATTCGCAAGAAATTCATCCTGAAGTTGTAGACTATCTTCTATGGCATGCTGAAAACTCGCCCTCTAAACAATGGGAAGCCTATTACGATGTATATTGGACTGCAGATAGACAGGTTCTAGATGAACTATATGAATATACATGGGGGACTACACACAACAGAAATCCTCCATCTACTTGGCGAAATTCGCAAATGAATGCGAATCTTTATATTTTATTTGTGGCAAAAGAACCAGAAACCAAACTAAATTGTCATGCGGACGGAACATTAAAATCAAATAAAGATCCTGCAAGGTGGGAGAATGCCTATGTAAGCATAGGAATAGCAATGGGGCTAGTAATGAGAGCTGCAGCAAAGTTAGGCCTTGCTACAGGATGCAACAAAAGCCACGGTGACATGAACGGAAATGACTTTTGGGAAAAAAGATTAGGAATTTTGGACGAAGTTCAAGCAGGAACAAAAAAAATTGCCTATGGTATAGGCATAGGTTTTCCACAGGAGGGCAGACCTAGATGGGAAACTGACCAAACAGAATTATGTATAGGTTCAGGAAATGGCAGTAATCTTACAACAAAGAACGAACAGGATCCTGATTGGCAAGAGAACCATCCCAGAACCGGAAAGCCTTTTAGAAAGGTTAAAATTATAGATATACATAGCTGTAACGAAGCAACAGATCCTTACGGAAATGTGCACAAAATACCAGACGAATCTACTATAAAAATTAACTCCATGCGAAAGAGGCAAATCAACGTAATAGAAATTAAATGATTTATATAGTTTGTGTTTCTAAGCCCTGTGACGGGTTGTTTTATTACAGTTACGAGTACTGTGCATTACTAAATGATAAAGGCATGCCTGCAAAAGTTCTTGTTGTGCCTCACAAAATGTTTACAAAACAGGATTATATTTTGTCAGTTGATAAAAAATACATTCACTGTCAAAATATATTATTTGATTTAGATAGGCCTTGCCAGAGCGATATTTTTCTTGTCATGGGCAGAAGCATGATAACTCTGGCCTTTATAAATTTTAGAGACTATGACAATAATCAAAAAAAACTACTGAGGTCTGTATTTTCAAAAAAAATTATTGCAGTATATTCTGAAAATCATCCCATACAGTATCCGCAAGCAATCGATTTTTTTAAGCCGCAGGCAGTTTGTGATTTATGTGATCGGGAAGTTTATCCTCAAGGCACAGGAAATCATTTTGAAAAAAGAATTAACTTTGACATCTATAAGCCAATTGACGAATGTATAGAATTTGAACATTTATTTTTAGGAACCAACAAGGAATATTATTCGGCTGCTGAGAGGCTACTTAACAAGTATCCCGATTATGGAATACTAGCATATCGGGCAGACTATGTTAATTCTGCTCTTAATAATGTGTTTGTTCCCACAGACAATCTTTTAGGAAAATTCAAAAAATATATATATTGTAAAGAAGTATTTGATCCTGCTCCTAGAATAATTCAGGAATGCAAGTACTATAGCAAGAGTATAAAATATGAGAGAGATTCTTCAATAGTAGACGGAGGAAGTATATATATGAATAGACAAATTGTGCAACCAGATGTTAATCCAATTATAACTGCATATGACCAAATACATTAAACCAAGCTGCATGCCCTTTTATTACAAAAGTGGCCAAAAAATATACAAACAAACTGTAGAGCAAAATATTGCATATACAGCAGACGGCTTTTTGCTTCCCTGCTGTTGGTGTGATGCTCCGTCTGCTAGAAAAGATATAGAACGTATGAACATGTACGAACACAATTTAAAATTAGAAAACTGTCAATCTATCGATGAAATAGTAGAATCGAAAATTTGGGAGAATTTTGTAGATACAATTTTACATGATCCTGAAAATGCACCTAGATGTTGTAAAGAAAAATGCGGGCACAATGACTAAGGATTTAAGAGAATTTATAAGTGCACAAAAGCACAAATTAATCAATGTAGAGACGTCTACTAGGTGTACCTTAAGGTGTCCTCAGTGCACAAGAGCAAAATTGTATGCTCCTAAGCACACTAGCGATTACAAAGAGACAGTATCAAGGATTGCTAACGGAAACGATCTTACCTTGAAAGAAGCAGAAATGATGTTAAATTTTACTGATTCTGGACTCATGCTGTGCGGTCAATTATCAGATCCTGTTTTTTGGCCAAACTTTCTTGAATTTCTCAAGCTTTCAAATAATTATCCAGACAAAAAAATACAAATACACACTGCAGCAACCAAAAACAGCTTAGAGTGGTACAAGAAGGCTTACTCATTATGTCATAAAAATGTAACTTGGATATTTGGTATTGACGGACTTTCGCACACGAGTCCTATATATAGGATAGGCCAAGACGGCGATCTAATTATGAAAGCAATGATGCTAGGAAAAGAACTGGGGATAAACGTAGAATGGCAATTTATAGTTTTTGAACATAATGTTAGTCAATTAAACATAGCAGCAGAAATTGCAAAAGATAAAGGAATTCCGTTCCAGTACATAAAAAGTAACAGAGTGGGCGGAAATGTCGAAGTACCAGTGGAATTTAGGCCAAATCGAAATAAAGAAATGGTGTATAATTTTTGATGTTTTTAAATTACAGACCAAAAAATCGTATCGATTCGTTTGATGACATAGATAGTAAGAGGTCTTATCAAAAAAATCTCCGGACACAACCTCATGACTGGGTCTATAGAAATAAAGACATTTCATATAGATTTAACAATTATGGGTTCCGAGGCAAAGAATTCTCAACAGTAGAATGGGATAAATCTGTTATTGTAATAGGGGACAGTATTGTTTTTGGCTGCGGACTTGCAGAAGACGACACAATTCCCAAACAGCTCGAAAAAATAGCTAACATACCTTGTGTTAATTTAGGTATTTCTGCATCTGGAATTGACCTAGCATGTGTTAATTCTTTGATTTTGCACGATAATTGCCCTACACCAAAAGCTATTGTCCATATATGGACAGACATGTATCGATATACAGATTTTTCTCCCTTGTCGCTGAGAACGACCAGCAATTATAATGTAAGCAAGGGCTCTTCTGAAGCCAAGCCTTTTATACCCAGATGGAAGGACTATAATGCTAGATTAAATTGGGGGCAAAGATCTGAATTTTACATAAAAAGCGACAGAGCTTTATGGAAAAATAAAACCTGTTATATCGAGTGTAGTTTTCATAATTATGAATGGACAAAAGAGAAAGGCATAGATTTTCTTCCTATAAAAGATCTTGCTAGAGATCTTGATCACCCGGGCATAAAGAGTTGTAGGTATGCAGCAAAAAAAATAGCGAAAAAATTAAACAGGTGTAACATATAAGGAGAGGTAATGATACCATACGAAGGCTGGGATAGAGAATATCAAGAAAATAAAGAAAAATACCTCGAAATCTTTGACAAGTTTATGAGTCAAAGCAACTATGAAAATCCTGAAATTTTTGAAAAAGAATTTGCAAAATTTATGGGAAGAAAATATGCTGTCTCTGTTGCGAGTGCCACCGATGCTCTTTACTTTTCTTTGCTTGTTCATGGCGTAGGTCCAGGAGATGAAGTTTTAGTTACAGACTTTTCCTGGATCTCTACATCTTCTTGTGTCTCTATGACAGGAGCAATTCCTGTTTTTTGCGATATAGATTTAGATTCTTATCATATATCTCTAGACAGCATAAAAAGAATGTATTCTCCAAAAGTTAAAGCTTTAATTTACACGCATCTGTTTGGTAACATGACCGGCACAAAAGAAATAGAAAAATTCTGCAAGGAAAAAGGAATAGCCTTGATAGAAGACGCAGCCCAGTCGTTGGGTTCTAGCCTAAATGGCAGAAAAGCAGGAACAATCGGAGATTCCAGCAGCTTTAGTTTTAACACAAATAAGGTTATAGCAGGCATAAACGGCGGCGGCATGTATCTTACAGACAACAATAGCCATGCAGAGTATGTGAAAAAGCTTCGCCGACACGGTAAAGGAAAAGACTTTGAGTTTTTAGGATATAATTCTAGAATGTATGTGTTAAATTCAGAAATAATCAGGTATAGATTATCGCAAATTGACAATTATCAGGCTAAAAGAAATCGAATTGCGGATGTTTATAATAGACAATTCTGTAGTTTACCGGTAACTATTCAAAAACCTTTAGAACATCAGGAGCACAACTATCATAAATATGTCATAAGGTGTTCAAATCAGCTAGATAGAGATAATTTAAAAAATCTATTATCTGCTAGTATACATTATGATACCTGTTTGAGTGCAAACTCGATGTACAATAGTGTTTTCCATAGAAAAGACACTTGTGTAAATTCAGAAATTGCGTCACAAACAGTTCTTTCATTGCCTGTACATGCATGGCTTTTTCCAAATGAACTGGACTGGATAATCGATTCAGTAAGGGATTATTTTCAATCATGATTTATGAAATTCTTAAGAAGTATGCTCATATATGGTCTTATGATAAAGATAAGCAAATTAGCAACGATTCTTTTACAGAACTACTATATAAGTCTTGGAAAGTCACACCGTCAAAAAATAATTTTATGCCATATAAAATACATGTGCTTAATTCCCAACATATAAATTACAAAAACAAAGTTTACGATATTTGTGTTCGGAACCAAACAGAAGTAAATAAAAAAAATACTAAAAACGCTCAAAGCACAGTAAACCCCAATTTCAGACACTTGTTAAACTGCAACTTTATGCTTATTTTTACAGTGCGTCCAGAAAATCAACCTAATAGATTTCAAAGTAGAGAAATAAGTCAAGGAGCATATTATGAAGCATGTCACAGCAATGATATAGATGATATATTAGATCTTATATCTCTAGAAGTTGGTTTATTCGCAAGTACATTAACATCACTTTGTCTAGAAAACGGAATGCACACTTCTTACATTAAATGTTTTTCAAAAAAAATCGAAATTTGGAAAGATTTGGAATTTATAAAAACCAGACCAATTTTAATAATGACATCAGGATATGCCGATGTAAAAAGACAAGATGTTGCAAAAAAACAAGGATGGGCTAACGACGACTTGAAGCCCGATTTTAATCGAATTGTAAATTTTATAGAGTAAAAAATGATATATGAAATTCTAAAAAAACGACAACATGTCTATGAATACGACATGAATCAAATACCCGACAGTCGAATTATAAAAAATCTTTTATACAAAACATGAGAAATAACACCGTCTAAACAAAACATAGTGCCGTATAAAGTAAGTGTAGTAGATCCAGATAATTTCGAAACAAAACAAAAAATTTATAATAAGGTTGTCGGCAATCATAGAAAAATGGAAGATGAGAGAAAAACATGGAAAACAAATTCTTTGATAGGGGACCAAAGCGTCTTAATATAGACATTACACACAGGTGTCCTTTAGAGTGTTCACGATGCGGTAGACAAACCAGTTTTAGAAATAAAGGAAAAAAGGTTCCGGGGTACGATATTTCTTTAACAGAATTTGATATTATAACAGATCATTTTAAACACATAAGTTTCTGTGGACAGTATTCTGACCCAATTCATCATCCTAAATTTTTAAAAATTTTAGAAATATGCAAACAAAAGAATATTGTCTGCGAAGTTCATGTTGCTTCTTCTTTTAAAACAGAATCGTGGTTTTTTAAAGCATTTGAAACATATCCAAAAGCAGAATGGATATTTGGAATTGACGGACTGCCTAAGGACAGTCATATTTATAGAAAAAATCAAGACGGTGAAAAATTATTCGACGTAATGTTAAAGTCAAAAGAATTTCTTTTCAAAAAACCTATTTGGCAATATATTATTTTTAATTATAATCAACATAAGATTGATGAAGCAATGGACATAGCAAAGAGGGCTGGGGTCGAATTTATGATCATAAATTCCGCAAGGTGGGAAAATGATAACGATCCTTTAAAGCCTTCAATAAGGAGATAAAAATGGATACAAAGAAAGTAGAACTAGACCCTCTGTGTCAAAAAGGAAAAATTGCAATGGCAGTTACCAACAGAGGACAACTTATTCCCTGTTGCAGGTGCGACGATCCTCGGACTATGAATGATCCTGAATTTCAAAAATTACTAAAAGTAAGTAATATACGTGATTATGATAGCATACAAGAAATTTTAGATACAAAAGAATGGGTAAAATTTAATGAAAATTTGAAGAATAACATAGGACCAGATGCTTGTTTAAAAACATGTAGAAAAAACAAGCCCGAAGAGGAAATTCAAAATCTAAAAGTTTTTGATCCTAACACCGATACGATTATCGATGAACAAAACAGGTAATAAATTAGTTAATGCAATAACTAAAAAGATATTCATACTTTACTAAACGCGAATTAGTTTGACTTTTTACACATTTGAAAGTACAATATGTCTATGATTAATAACATAATTAAAGCTATAAACTCTTGTCAGAGAGCTCAGCGTAATTATGACTTAAATAAATCTATACCAGAATCGGATTTACATGCTTTAATTTACGCAGCAAAAAACTCACCGTCGAAGCAAAATGAAACTCATTATCAGCTCTGTGTTTATACAGACAATGCAATAATATCTCAAATTTATAACCATACAAAAAAATTTACATTAAGCATTAACGAAGCATTAGAAAAAAGTAAGGGGGAAGAGTGGCTATATGAAAATAAATCAGTTAAAAATTCTCAGATTTATGCAAATACTTTATTTGTTTACCTAGAAGACGAAGGAGATGCAAGGAGCGCAACTCATCTAAGAGCACAAAGCGGCTATGGTTTCGAACAAAGTGTCCTCACCGAACAAAAAAACTATAGTATAGGAATAAGCGTCGGCGAACTAATTTTATCAGCTAGCTTGCTTGGATATAAAACAGGAATATGTTCTGCTATGGATGTAGAACCTATAAGACAGATTATAAAAACACAAAAAGAACCAAAACTATTAGTTGGTATAGGCTATGAAAACGAAGATAGAGATAGAACGGAGCATGCCGAAACGTTAAATAAACATGTTCCGGAAAATTTCAAAACAGGTTCTGATAGTGAATATTGGAAATTTCCTACTTTTCAAAAAAAATGTGCAGTTTATCTAAACGGACAAAAAATTAAAGATGACAATTAAGACCATAGATGAATTAAAAAACGGTGGATTTCTTACAGTAGATTTTTATCTTACAAAATCCTGCAATAAGTCCTGTTGGTATTGCACTTCATGGACAAAGCAGATGCGTAATCTTGACGTTGACATGGAGTTTTTAAGAACTGCTCTAGAATATCTTTCACCCTATAAAACAAGAATCTGTTTGTTAGGGGGCGAGCCTGCTCTAATACACAATCTTAGCGAAGTCATTGGCGAAATAAAGAAGCATGATAATCTAATTCCTCAAGTAATGTCTAACTCACTTATTAGAAACAGATATCCCTGGGTACTAGAAGATCCTGAAATATTTTATATGGAACATCTTGTTCTGGATTTTCACGAGGATAGAATTGAAAAACTAGGAAAACATGATTTCTTGCCAGAGAATGACTGCAATAATTTTAACTTGATAATCAAAACTCCTAATTATTTTAAATATAGGCAAAAACACGATTTGTCTGAAATTGATCATAAAAACACAGAATTCAAAGAATATAATGGCAGATCGCCTGTGTTTGATAGAAAGCAGGTAGACGATCAAGAGCAATCTCCTGAATTAGATAGAAGGATCTGTGCACAATTTCCTCTCGTGCCTGTAATCGATTTTGAATTACAAAAAATCAGGCACTGCAGCAGAAAAACTGTAAATGGTTCTAGAACATTTGAACTTACAAAAGAAAACATTGATAAAATGATGAATTTCGATCTATTTGAGTTCGAATCTTACTGTAAAACCTGCACAGAGATAATTCCTCGTCGTCCTGACTGGCAGAGGAACTTAATACTAGAAAAGTTAAGAATGTCAGGCCAAATATGAAGAACATTTTTTCTATTGCCGTTAACATACACGATCATAACTGGTACAATGGCACAATACACAGGCAGGAAGAAAGATATACCAGAAAAAAACACAATCTCGATCCTGCTAATTCTCATAACCCTGCACTAAGTAGACAGTTTTTTAAAGATCATTTTGTTACTAATTTTGTTAAACAAACCCCACAGGATCTGTTCTGTTTTACGTGTTCAAATCTTGGACAAGAATTTGTGTATGATTTGTTACAAGAAACCACAGGAGAGACAGATTTTCTCAACTTCAGGCCGAACAATCTGTGGGACTATTATGCTACGGAATCTTATTATTACATAGATCACCATCAGTCGCATGCTGCTTATGCATTTTTGACGTCTGGCTTTGCAGAAAGTGATATTTTAGCCATAGACGGAAGGGGCTGGCAGTTTAACTGTATTTTTGTAGACAAATATGGCAAAATAACGGATCTTTCTGATTACATGTCAATTGGAGGACTTTGGAATAGATTGGCACAAGATATTGGATTAGGCTATCTGGGTGCAGGAAAGGTTATGGGGCTAGCAGGCTATGGATCATATGATAGATCTGTCTATAAGGTTATCCAGGAGTATCTTTCAAATCCCAATCACAAATTGCCCCAAGATGGCAAACAGATAATAGAGTCCGTGCCAAAGGAAAATGTTGCTTATACACTACAGTATGCTACAGAAGAATTGGTGGATAGATTTGTTTTGCCGCTTAAAACCTGTGATAACTTATGCATAGCAGGAGGAGTTGCCTATAATGGCTATGTAAACGAAAAATTCTGCAAGCATTATTGCCAGGTTCATGTACCTCCTGCTGTTGGTGACGAAGGCCAAAGCTTGGGAACATACATGCATGCTGATTATACAATAAATGGCAATATTCATATTCCTTCTACATATGCAGGGGAAGCTCATCCTGTTAACACTAAAATTTTCGAAAATTTTAGATACGAAGAATTGCAAGACGAAGTTTTATACCGATCGGTTGCACACGAAATTGCTCAGGGAAAAACAGTAGGATGGTATCAGAGTTGTTCAGAATCAGGAAACAGAGCCTTGGGGAATAGAAGTATACTAGCAGACCCTAGAGACCCTCTTATAAAGGATAAAATCAATCACTTGATTAAAAAGCGAGAAGACTTTAGACCGTTTGCTCCTGCAGTACTAGAAGAATACTATCAAGATTATTTTGAAACCAGTCAACCATCCCCTTACATGTCAAGAATTGTTCCGGTAAGGTCAGGAAAAATTCCCGGAGTGACTCACGTTGATAGAACTGCACGAATACAAACTGTAAACACAGAACAAAATGCTAGGTTATATTCTTTAATACAGGAGTTTAAAAAACTAACAGGAATACCCATGCTCGTTAATACCAGTTTTAACTGTCAGGAACCAATTGTAGAAACACCATTAGATGCCGTAAAAACATTTCAAAATACCAATCTAGATATTTTGGTAGTGAATAATTACGTTGTAAGGAAAAACATTGATTAATCTACAGCAGAATACACTTGATTTAGATCTGTTTTCTAGAGTTTTAAAAGTAATTAAAGACACAGATAGAAAAGATATAATGGATTCTTTCAGCGACAACCAGTTCAAGTCTAAGACTGAACTGCTTCGACTCATTGACAGTGTATTTGATGTAAACAATAATACAAATGTCACTATATGGGGTTGTTGGTTCGGAAGCATACTCGTCCCGGTTCTTGCCCCAAAAGTTTCTAGTATTATTATGATTGATCTAGACGACGAAGCAATTAGAATAGGCAAGAATAAACTGTTTAGTAGCTATACAAATGTGTCTTGGTCTACCGGAGATGTATTCGAAAAATGGAGAGGAGATATTCCTGATACCGATTTGTTAATTAACACGTCTTGCGAGCATATGAAACCTATGGCAGAGTGGCAAAATTGGAATTTAATGAAAGCCGGAATGAAATTTGCTTTTCAGTCTAATAACATGTTTCATATTGACGAACATACAAATTGTGTCAACAGCATTCAAGAGTTTAAAGATCAGTTGCCTAATAACTTTTGTGTAGAAACTCATTCAGAAATAACCGACGAGAGAGGATCAAGGTATACAATTGTAGGAAGACTATTATGAAAAATTTAGAATTATTTCAAAACCTATGCATTTACGGTAATGTGTATGAAACGAATCATAGAATAAAAAAAACAGAAAAATTAGTTGATTGGACGGAAGAAAATTTTAAATATGTTGATTATAATCCTAGGAAAAAAATAGCAAGAAAGGGGTTAAGTATTACTAGCCTAAATGGAACTCTATCCGGAATTCCGGATTTAGATAGTTTATACGAGTATAACTGTGAGAACAACACAAGCTATACTGAATTAGATTTTACTGTTCCTACACCCGTATACAATTATCCATGTATATCATATGCTTTAGATCCTATAAAGGATTGTATATCTAGAACACATATTATTAAACTTCAGCCCGGCGGGTTTTTCCCGCCTCATAGGGATACTAGAGGAGTTTACTTAGAAAGTTTTAGATTATTAGTTCCTTTAAAAAATTCTAATCCTCCCAAATGTAATTTTGTACTGGAAGACAAAATTATGAATTGGAACGAAGGATCCTTTTATTTTATTAACACCTGCCTAATGCATTATATATTCAATTCTAGTATGAGTGATTCTTATATATTGGTTGCTAATGTAAAATTATGTGAAAAGTCGGTTCAGTATGTAACTGAAAATCTAAAATACAAGTAATTACCTTTCTACTTCTTTGATATATTCTATGTCTCCGATATAAAAAATAGACTGCCAATTATTTTTTGATTTCAACTCTATCATTTCAGGATAGACATTCCACTCATTAAAAAGAGAATTATGTTTTTTAAGTCTTCTAAAAAATCCGTTACCTTTTTCTCTAGTCCATATAATTAATTTATATTTTTCTAACATAGGCAACCAGTATGTAAGGTCAAGAAAATTGTCATTCTTATCTAACATATGACTACCAAAAAATCGATATTCTGGAAAAACGTAATATCGACTAAAAACTCTTACAACATTACTGCTTAACTTTTGACATCCGGCAGCGTGTTCTGGCTTATTGTTTTCGTCAAAAACAAATGAGTAATGAATCATTTCATGTAATTTTAAATTTTGCCTAGTATAATTATTGCCTAATGGATCTTTATATGCGTTTTGTTGCATAATGTTTAAGGCCTGTTCGCATAAAGAATTTTGCTTGACCAGATTATAATTTTCTATGTAGGGAATAAGTTTGTAGTTCATTGATTGGTTATTGTAATCTTGTTTCTACTATGTTTTTAAATTTGTAGTAATCAATGTCTGCAGGAATATTGTTCCATCGGGTTACCCATGCACACCTTGGTACTTCCAATGGTTTAACGCGATGCATAATGTTAGTATCTATTAACAGGGGGTTATTTACCACAATTTCCCCTATTTTTCTCTCATATAAAAATTTTTCGAACTCTTGGCTTCCTTGCCCCATTTGTTTTTGTGCATAAAATTCATGATAATATGCATGCCCATGAGCATTCTTTTCTGGTAAAAAAACTTCATCGTCTTTAGTTTTAAAATACTCAATGACACTATTTCCGTGTAAAGGAATCACTAAATTAAAATAATTAGGATATTGTTGATCATAATCTACGTCAGTATGCGGAAATAAATCTTCTTCTATGGCATGAGCGGTGTTAAACCCGGTAGACCGTTTTTGCATATAAGGATGCACTTGTCTGTGTATTTTTAATATTGGTTCAAATAACTCAAGATATTCTGTAGGCCGGCCAGTAAGATTGTCTTCTAAACTAAAACTGCACCATTTTGTTTTACCAAATGTATTTGCGTTTTTCTTTATGTTTTTATAAAGATAATTCAAAATATCTAAGTGGGGATTTATATCTAGATATTCAGCTACATTCTTAATCATCTATCACACCCTCAATAAATGGATTTTCATAATATTTAATTAATTTTTTATCTTTTACTTTCATAGTATAACGTTTGCTCCTAATTCCTATAGATTCTCCTAAATCAATTTCTTGTCCTATGCTTTTGGTAAAAATCGCTAAAGGGTCTGCTACAGGATCAATATCTTTGTGACCGTATAAGCGGTTCCACTCATGCATAACATTAGGGTCATTTACACTAATAAATATTATTTTATATGATAAACTATCGAGATTGTTAGCAAAACCACGCAAATGTCTCTCTGTGCATGTAGGCGTAAAGGCCCCCGGAACTCCGCATATTATTATCTCGCCTTGAGGAATTACATAAGGTATGTAATTATTGTTATCTAATATATATAATCCTGTGTCGTCTATAACCATTTATTATTCCATTCATCGTATTGGGCATTCCATTTAGGGGTTTTGTGCTGCAAATCCTTTTTTGTATATTGTTTGCTTTCTATAACCGTATTTAAAATTTTATGGCACTCGGTTTCAACAAATTTAAAATTTTTAGGTATTACTTCCTGCCACCCGTTATTCTTTACAAAACACGCTTGTACATCAGCCCCAAGCTTTGTTAAAATATGCTTAGACATGTCAAAGTGTCTATGTCCTGCGCCTTTAAAAGCAGGCGTAAATGTAATAATAAATATAGGCTTATTTGTGATACAATATTTTTGACCTAAACTACTGTTTAAGGTATCTGCAACAACAAGCCAATCTAGGGCATTTTTGAAAGCAGCAGAGTAATGTTCTGAATATTCGGGTATACTAAAAACCAGAATGTCTGCCTCTCTTAATGCTTCGATAAAAGAAGAAACTGATTTAGGAATATTTCCGTCGGGCTTATTGTTATTGCAGAACGGTAGATTTATTTTATAAATCTTGTGGAAATTCAGAAATTCGTTCATTAATAGTAGCCCTCGAAATGACATAGAATGTTCACAATAACTGAACGATACTGCTGATATTTTTTTCATATAGATATGTCTACTACAATTCTATTCCCTGCAAATATTTCTAAATCAAAATAGTATTCTTTAAATTCTTTGCAGTTAGTTCTATATGCATCCAGTTCGTTATCTATTGTGTGCAAAATAAGCTTTGGGTCCCAGTATTTTTGATTTGACCTGGGTTCTTGTATAATTGCATTAGGGCTGTTATATAAGTAACAGGTGATTTCTTTAAAAAAATCAAAATGATTATTTGGTTTATACAACAAAACTCCACTCCAAATTACTTGGTCTACTTGAAAATCCACAGAAATATCTGCTTTATTGTCCCAGGAGATGTTTCTAAATTCTATATTATTGAAATTTTTCCATTTTTTTTGAGCAATTGAAATGGGATCAATAGAAGTATCGAAGCCCATATAATTAAAATTTTTGTACCCCTTGTCGTGCAGTATTTTTAATACCGGGCCATGCCTGCATCCTACATCTATAATACCTTTACATTTTTTTTCTATAATGATATCTGCTTGTTTTTCAAACATTGGATATGCTTCGTTTGTATCCAAATAAGACATGTCGGAAAAATCATAATTTTCTCCTAAAGGAACTAATTGCCGATTATTTGTTATTGGTGTTTTTATTTTAGGCCAAGGAACTCGATTAGATTGGTCTGTCATAACAAGTTCTTAATTAACCAAGAATTGTACTATAGTCACTAGCAAGACGCCACAAAAGTCTATCTCCCATTACGGGTGTGCGACGATGTAATGTGCAAAATTGATCCATTAATAATAGATCGCCTTCAGCAAACACATGATGTTTTTGATATTTGCTACGGAATATTATAGGCTTTAACTTGTCGATTATTAGTTGAGGATCAATTTGCTTCTTTCCTTCCCATGCTTTAATAATAAAATGATATGGAAAATAAAAATAGTGTTTTCCTGTATGTGGGTGCAAACCCACTAAATCGCGAATACTTCCTTTATTCTGACTCATAAATTCTAGTTCTGGATCGTCTTCATCTAAATGATACATCGTATCATTTTGAAATTTTAACCTAATTTTTATAGATTTCCAGTATTCTTGTTCTTCTTTTGTTAAATCATAAAAAGGTTCACTCGTGTTACAAATACTTAAAGTTGTGTTCACATCTCCCTCGACGCAGTACAGTCCAATTAAAATTTTATCTATTAGATGTCTACTGTTTCCGTTACTATGCCAGCCTAACTCACCGTCTCCAAACATTCCTATTTTTTTACCATCCTTGTCCTTTTTTCCAGTAACTATAAATATTTCTGGAAAATCGTTATGATTCATAAACAGCCCGGGTGCTTCGCACTCTCCTATTCTTTTGAAAAAATCAACAATTTGTCGCTCAGAAAATTTTTGATCGTGTAAAATTGCCAGTCCGTCATTTTGAACTTTTTGTACTAAATCTTTTAACTGTTCGTTATTATAATTATAAACTTGTAATGTCATCGGTTCCGTCCAAACTAAACATGAGTGCTATTCTAGGATCTTTCCCCATATTAACTACAGCATGAGGATAGCCTATATTAAGGAAGTATGCGACACCGTCCTTAAGATTAAAAGCTTCTAATTCGTTATCTCTCTTAAATAGGTTAACTACATTGTCTCCGCCGTACACCGGAACGATACATCGAACAGCATAGTTAACATCATAATCAACATGCCAAGGAATAATTTTACCTGCGGCTAGCTTTGTAATTCTTATTCTACTAGCGGGTGCTTTTAACTGTGTAATTATTTTTTCAAAATAACTGTCGGTATAATCTGATGTAGGAACATTATACAAATGCTCTTCTCTTCTTCTTAATCTTTCTTTAATGCTTGTTTCGTACGGAAGAACTTCACTAGGTTCGGTTAGATTAATTTGTTCGAAATTATCATATACACTGCCAACTAGTTCTTTATGATTATCGCAAAGCATGGGGTTAGCAGTGCGAACGTCTACAAACTTTCCAGCTAGGTTGTTGGTAGCTTTTCTAAGAAGTTCTAGGTCCACCTCAATAGGTAGTTGAGCTATTGTGGGTAATTTTTTTTTGTTTAATTTTTTAGTAGTGGTGTCAGACATAATCTCGCCTCTTTATCTCGTCTTCTACGTATAGAATAGTATTCATCTTTGCTAGTTGCTAAAAAATATGTATCGCTAGGCTCTAGGGAATATTTATTACATAGGTATGACTGGTCTTCTCTAAAACGGTTAAACATATAATCTGGGGTGAAAGATTTGATAATTGCGTCAATTATTCTAACCATATTGTAATTCCAACATTCTACTTTCTTTAAAGGATGCAGCGTTGGATGAGGTTGTTTAGTATATAATAGCCCGCATCTTTGACCTATGAGACCCCATCCTTTACTAAAGCTAAACATTATTTGTTCGGTGTTAGGAGGAATTTCCATATGATGTATAGAAGTAGCTCCCAAATACGCACAGTCTAATATTACAGGGCAGTTTATACTCTGTAGGAATTTATTATGTATAAAGTTGCCATTGGCACACTGGGGATTACTAATATACAGGACTTTGTCGTTTGAAGGAAAGTTTACTTCAGATCCCTTGTAAGAAGAAATCAAATTTGGCCATTGATAATCTCCTTTCAAATATTGCCATGCTCTAGCGTCTGATAATATCCAATGATTAATAGCTTCTGTGGCGCCTGCTACTGCATATACATAAGGAAAGTCTGCTAAAGAAACTATAGGAGAAATCCATTCTCTATGTTTCTTTTCTAGCGTTTCGAGATCTTGTGTAGCTTTCTTTGTGCCTCTTAGGTAATACTGATCACTAATACTTAGTGTGTTTATTACAGATTTTACTTCTTCGGATATAGGAGATTGTGCCCATGGATTGTATTTTAATTGTTTGCTAAATATTTTACTAGAATTTTTTGCCGACAAACAATTTCTCCGCAATTATTCCTCCTAGGTCCCATTTCGATAATCTTACTTGTTGTATGTTTTTATGATGATTCTTGTGATATCCCTCCCCTGCAACAAATAAGTTAAGCCAGGGCACGTTTGCCGGACCGTCTTTGTGTCCTAATGTGTTCAAAAGACCAAAACCGATTTTGGCAAAAACAAAGGGAACCAAAGCAAAGGCAACAAAAAAATACGGACTAATTAAAAACGAGATTATCCAAACTATTGCTAGGATTTTAAGCCAGTGTCTGTGGCAAAAAACCAGCATAGGATTCTTATATAAGTCTTTCGCATACTTAACAGGAATTCGATCTATCGACCAAATTGTTAGCAACACTTTCCAAATACCGACATGCTTAGGAGAATGCGGGTCATGGGCTGTATCAGAATGTCTATGATGCATTCTGTGGCTTGCTATCCACCCTATGGGGCTTCTTATACATGCAATCATTAACATTGCAAGGCCAATAGCTTCGAACCATTTAGGAACTTCAAATTGCTTATGGCAATAATGTCTATGCAATAATATGCTGGCACCGAAGTGCGAAATAATTTGACTCCATAGTACTCCAAATAGAATAGCTATAATGAGATTGGTTAGCATGCGGACTCCTACGTTACGTTATATATATAGTGGGATATATCTTGTGTTACCATTAAATATGATTTGTAACCATTCTGTTGGCGAATCCTGAGTAGGATTGTCGTTGTCGGGAGAGGTACCTGCGGTTCCTATTAGCTCAATATCTCGTAGAGTACCTAAAATTTCTCCATTTTCTGCATCAATTAATAAAGAACTATCTGTACTTAAAATGTCCGCCGTAGCGGTAGAGGACTCTAGGTGACCGTTTATAATAGCATTGCCTTGTACATCAAGGTTTGCATTTGGAAGAAACGTTCCTATTCCTAATTTGGTATCTCCCCATGTTAACGTAGCGGCTTCTTGGTTGATAGAGGGCAGACCTGCACTATCTGCTGTTATATAGACAAATCCTTGTGATCCGCCACCGTTTATTCTGGCTGTTGTCAAACTGCCGTTGACATCGATCCTTGTAAATTGTATTGCAGCGTCCGGTGTTTGGTCTCCAGAAAGATCAGAACTACTTTGTTTAGTCAGGCTTAGAACACTCGTGCCTTCTATTGCGGCAGATTCTAGATTCATATCGCCTTCGCTGTTACTAAAAATCGAAAACAGATTATTGTTTGGAATAAAGTTGCTTGCTGTAACAGCATTTAATTCTATGTCTATTAAGATAGTTTCTTCGTCGCTTCCTACATCTCCGATTAAAAATCCGCTAAAAATATCCGAAGCAATCAAATTACTTTGGACTTCTGCTGCTGTAATAGTATTGTTAATTGCATCTACAATCGGAGATGAATCGTCACCGAATAGAGAACCTTTGAAGTTTGCTTCAAATGTTTGTGTTTCTGTATCGTAAATCACAGTGCTGTCCTGGGCAAAAATGTCGCCAACACTAAGAGAACCTGCAAAGACGTTGCCGTCCACAAACATCCCAGTAAAATGACCATTTTGCCATCTGAAGTTTTCAGAACCTAGATCAAAAGCAGTATCAGTAGTAGGAATAAGATCAGAAGAAATTGTGCCGCCTACGATGACATTATCCTCAACACCGTCGCCAATGTTTATGTTGCCAGTAGCAGTAATATTGCCGTCTATGTTTATGTTGCCATTGCCAACAATGTCGTTGCCGTTTAGGTTCAGATTGGCTGAAAGGCTAGGAGAGTCGTCGTTTTCTAAACTTGCACTTACTAAGCTGCCGCCCTGCGTTGTGCCATCGCCTACATATATGAGGCCTGTGTCTGTAACGTATAACAGCTCGCCTGATTTTGGGGTTATAGTCTGACGCTCTGCGTCTGTACCTCTTCTGATTCTCAAAGCCATTGAGTAACTCCTGATCTGTATTAAGAGTATTTATCCAAATCAGGAGTTACCTCTTCTTTTTGAGGAAATGGTTAGTACGCTTTGACACGTCCTTTTTTACTCTTTCAATATCAAGACGAAAGTCGATGTTGACAATTTCCTGTTGATATTCATCCACCAAGTCAGTAATTGCACCTTCCAGGTCAGCTTCCTTTGCTTGTTCTGTAAGATCAATATTCCAGGAAATGCCGTCATCAAACTCCACAATGATAGAATGTAGGTACTCTACAGGAACTACATCTATCTCGAGGTCCTCAAAAACTTCTGGCCAAAAGTCGATTAACTCTTGAGGAAGCTTGCGATCAGGCACTAGACTTTGTCTTTCTCTTGGTGGGTGAAAGCTTTTCTGCTTCTTCTCGGAGCCTCTTTGCTTCCTTGTACAGTCTGTCAGCGTCGCTGCGATACTTTGCAGCAAGTTCTTCGTCTGTAATTACTTCTTCTTCTTGGACTACCACAGGCTCGTCAGATGGCAATGTTTCTGTGGCAGCAGGCTCTGTTTTCTTCTGAGAACTGGTATTGCTGGAAAGAGCCAGATCTTCTACAGATACCCCTTTCTGCTCGGCGATCTGTCTATTGAGCTCATCTAGACTTACACTGGTGTTGCGATCAGGAATCATCTCTACTTCTGAAGTAGGCATCTTCATCATCTTTCCAGTAGTATGAAAACCAGCAAGCATATTTCTGCCGTCCGGCAGACTAGTGCGTGACATTGCTTCTGCAAACTCGTATGCACTTTGACCAGCGTCGCTTTCTACAGCCTTCATAAGAGCGTCGTGTTCGTCTGCCATTAGACTTTCTGTAGTTACTACCACACAGCTTTGAGGATCACCAGGAACAGTGCGATATGCTACAACTACCTTTCTCTGGTTCTTTTTTACTCTACCAACATGCTTTAAACTCATTATGTTTCTCCTTGTGAAGAACTTACTGCATTAAGGAAAGTCTCCAACTTTGAATATGTTTGACCTACTGCTACCATTTCGTTGGGCCGAAATGCGCCTCTCTGGCTTGCAAGGTCGATAATCTGCTTGATTGCAGCTAGATCTTGCACAGTAAGTTCTGCTTGATTCTGATTCTCTGCAGCAGTTTCTGCAGTTTCTTCTTGTACGGTTTCTTCTGACATGTATACCTCCGGAATTAAATGCTAAGTTATTTACTGTTGTTTAAGATAAGGACAGCCCAAAGTGAACAGTGAAAGTTCTTTTGGGTTTTCGAATCCGATTTTAATTATCTTTGTTTCTTTGTTGTTTTTATCTAATTCATACATGGATCCCACATAAAAACGACCATTTGTATTTCTTTCCACCCATTTTAGTATAGAATGCTCTAGATTATATCCCCTCATTGCTATTGAAATGTATTCAAAGTGAGGGGGCGGAACCTTCATTCGCCGTATGCCATAAAAATTTAGTGCATTCACCTTGTTTGGTAAGTTACTCATCGTAGTATGTGGTTACTCCAAAGGGTGCCTCGGGAGCCCGGCCGTAAACAGAGTGGATTACAAACACTGTATCTGCATAATCTGGATCGCCCCATTCACCCCAGGGCATTCCATCTGTAAACATCAGGAATTTTTTAGGCTGAATATCCTGTTCCTTCATGTATTCCCAGTTTGCCATGAAATCTGTTCCGCCACCGCCTTTGATCTCATAGTCTGTGATTTCTCTCCCATCGTCTGCAGTAAAGTTGTCTTCGTTATACACTTTGGTGTCGAAGCACCAAATTTTGATGTTATAGTCTTGGTACTGGTCCATAATGCCCTTTACTTCACTCAGGAACACCCGGGCCTGCTCGTCTCCAATAGAGCCACTCATGTCTAGTGCAATACAGATGTCAATGGTCTCATCAAAGTTCTGACCAGGCAAAACAGCACCCAGATGCCATCCTTTTCTGGACGGACGTGCAAAGGTAAAGTCATTTTTGATAGTGCTCTGAATCTGTTGCTGAAGAATCTCTCGCCAGTTCATTTTAGGCTCAGTAAGATCCTTAACCATTCTTTCGATTTCGCCAGGAACATTGCCAGCACCTGCGGCCTGTGCAGCACTGATCATGTTTTCTTTGATTTCGTCTCGAATTCTTTCCAGCTCTTCTCGAGAATATTTAGGACGACCGTTGTTGTCCTTGTCATCGTCGTCACCGGAGCCTTCGCCTTCCTTTTCCCAGTCAAGGTGCTCGTCCAACATTTTGCCTAGTTCATCGAGGTCGATTTTATCTGCCTTGTCATACAGTTCATCGTAGATTTCTTCTGACGTCCATCCGTCGTATTTAAAATCCTGAAAGATATCAAGATCGGGCTTTTCTCCGATGCGATCGCGTACCAGTGTGTTATTGACCTTGTAATCGCATGCAATATTATACAGCTTGGGGTTTCGATCATGTCGACGAATAATATGGTCAAACACACAGTGCAGAATTTCGTGAGCAATTACAAATTCAATCTGCTTAGTAGTAAGCGTGTCAAAGAACTGAGAATTGTAAAACAGGTTCCTTCCATCTGTTGCTGCAGTGGGACACCATCCGTCGCAAGGCTGAACTCGTAGACGAGTAGCCATGTTGCCAAACCAGGGATGGCGTAGCAGCAGTCCCACTCTGGCAGTAATTACTTTCTCACGAACTTCCTCCTGAAGTGCCTTTAATGCTTCTGTAGAAAGCTCTTCCTGTTCTACCACGTTTTGCTCAATGGTCATAGCGTTGTCCTTGTCTTACATTACCAGTTAACTATACTAAATCACACCGTAAATGTCAATAAAAAAGGGCGATTTCTCGCCCTTTTTGTTAGGCCTGCTGTGCGGCAGTAATGTATTTTCCGAACCTTTCGTGAAACTCGTCGAAGCATTCAATTGCGTCCGGGTCAATTGGCAAGCTGTACTGAGTGAGTGCCAGCTTGATGCCCATGACAACCAATTCAATTTCGAAGTTGTCCATGGAAAAGCGAAGAAAGTTGTTTACCATGTCGTTAAATGCAGGGTCTCCTGCATCGTTGGCCTCTTTAAGCTCATAGCAGAGTGACACAGTCAAAGAATACATAGCAGAGATTTCTTTAGTGTTGAGCTCTTTTACCTTGCCGCTGATAATATCAGCAGGGTTTGGCATCTGACTGGCAACCTTGCGATGTGCCATAAACTTCACAGCCAACCCTTCTCCCACTGCACCAGAAACAAGGTCTGTAGTAGTGCTTTCTCCGAGATTGTCTTCTAGCAAATCGCTTACAAAACTCCAGGAACGCGGAGTAGCAAACGACCGAGACGGTGATTTAGGATCAAAATCGTATAGATCCTTCTTGGAGAAAGTCAGGAAGCCCACAACATCCTGATGGATGCCGTTATCAACAGCCCACTCAAACCAGTCATCAAAGTTTACCGTCATTTCAAGGTGAACGAAACGGTTAGCAAGCGGAGAAGGCATGCGATAGGTAACACCTTTATCTGCTTCTCGGTTACCAGCAGCAACAATGTAAACATTGTCCGGCAGTGTGTAAGTACCTACCTTGCGATTGAGAATAAGCTGATAGGCAGCAGCCTGCACAGCCGGAGCAGCAGAGTTCATCTCATCAAGGAACAGAACAATGTTCTCGTGTTTGGCTGCAAGCTCTTCGTCTGGTAGCTCAAGCGGAGGAGCCCAAACCATTTTGCCAATGTTGGAATCAAAGTAAGGAATACCCTTGATGTCAGTGGGTTCCCAAAGCGAAAGTCGAACATCAATAACCTTGGCATTCATCTGCTCGCCAATCTGGTGAACAATGTCACTCTTTCCAATTCCGGGCGGCCCCCAAAGGAAAATTGGACGCTTCTTGCGAATAGCGTGATTGATAGACGCCTTTGCAGAATTAGGTGTAAGCTGACGAGTTGCAGTATCCATAAGTACCTCTAATTGCGGTTGTGTTTAAGTACAAGTGTTATTGTACATGAATTAAGGCAAGTGTCAACTCTTTTTGGCTTCCTGTCTTGCCAAAGCTTTGGAAATACCGTATTTTTTGATATCTCCGGAAAACATATGCAGTTCCAGTGCCTTTTTGTCGTCTGACACAAACATGCTTTTCTTGTCCAGATAATATGGACAATCTATAAAGTTGTCAAGCCATATAATTATCTGTGTAGTAAATTGCATGTCTGGTGCATATGGAACTTCATAGAATGATATGTCTAGATCTTCTGTCATCATTCTATAGCCTTCCGGCGTAAGCCTTAAACCACCTTTGGTTTTGGATCTAGGATTTTGCCACCAAGCAGTTTTGTAGCTTTTGACATTGAGATCATTGTCTGGTTGATCCAGGTTTCTCAAAAAGATTCTTGTGTATGTGTCGTTCAAGCTCATTCTTTGTCCAGGGGAACGATTATCCCTTGTGTAAGTTTTACTACTTGAAATTCGTCGGTGTTAAAAAGATTGTTTAATTTTTTGGCAAGGTTAATCGCATGACCTGGATTAGAAAAGCTGACTTTGGGGTATTTAGGACCAGGGTAGTTTGTTAGCATGTTTGCAGATTTCAGATTAAAAGGGCTGCCTTGATAAAAAACAGCCCAGATTGCTTCGGCTTCTAATATCTGCTCTGTTTTATAGGTTTTTCTATCGATATGTTCTCGTAGAACATTCGGTTTGGGTCTGCTCATGCGTAATTCCTTTTAAGTTAACTACGCACTTATTTATCTTTTTACCAGTCAGATCCGCCGTCCATTTTTACCTGTATAACTTCACCGGTATTTGAGTTTTTATTCAACAGAAGTTCTTCTAAATCGCCTTCCAGCCTGGTCATAACTTCTCCCAGACAATATGCGAGTCTTCTTGCATTTGCTACGCTCAGTTTGACTTCTTTTGCATTACCCAAATCTGCACTTTTTACTTGTGAAATGAATTGTTGTATGGGTATAGTGTTTAATGGCTCATTTTTTTGCATTTGCTTTACTCAGTGCTTGCTTTGCTTCTAATTCAGTTCGAAATGGTCCCTGATAATTATTGTTTTCTAAGGTAATTAGTTTTGGACAAAAACTTTTAAGCCAGTTAACATTAAATTTAATAATGTAATACCCTGCACAGTAGACACTTTTTGACTTAGGGGACTTAGTAAAAAGAGGAATTTTCTTTTTGACATTATACATGGGATTATATGGTTTATATGAAGTAGGATAACCATAAACTTCATATATAATTTCATCAAAAACTCTGTTTTTGTTGTTCCAGGTAATGTCTCCCAGAGTCTTTTTCAAACTTTTTTCAGAATCAAAAAATTTTGTTTCGTTCTTGCTGCTGAACATGTACTGATTTTGGTCCAGAGTAAGTGTTCCTATTCTAACACCTTTGTCTTCCAGTATCCAAAATTTTCCGTTTAGTATAGGTTTTGCATTAGTCATTTAAATACCTCGCTGATAGTGGTTTAGCAAACGAAGCTGCTTGATCAGCAATTCTCTGCATGTCCCATTTTGCACAAAATTTCATTAGTCTTAATCCTACCTGACTGATGTTTTTAGACTGTACATTCTGTGTTTCTTTGTTGATTATTTCTCTGATATCTTCTGGCTGTGCAGTGAGATCACAGAGAGTGACATTTCTGTTATAGTCATCGATAACTCTGTGCTCCATGCCCTGATGATCCACCCATCTTTGCAGCATAAGATTGTTCCAGTTAAAGCCTTTTGTGTGTTTGTCTTCAAATGCTTCAAACAGTCCGACTTTGTTCTTGGTGCCCTTTTTTCTTACACCAGGATAAGCACTAAACACATTATCCGATGTATCGCCTCGAATACATTTTTCGAACAGCATCCATTCAGGGTTCGGAGCAGGCTTAGGCTCTCCTGTTTTCTTGTCTATTACTGGGTTGCCTTTGTCGTCAAAATATCCTTCGTGTGTTATAGTAGTAGAAGCAACTCCGTTGTATTGTCTTACATTAGGAGCAATTAACTGAGCAAAATCGCCATCTGTAGATATGATCACATGATCATCGTTGGGATGATTTTGCACCCAACCTGCAATTAGGTCGTCTGCTTCTAGATTGTTGTGCTGCAGAACAGTGACATTTGTTTTTTCAGTGAGAAATGTTCTTAATTCGTCGAAGATTTCCCAAAAGACTCGATCTTCTTCTTCTTCTTTTGCAGTCATTGCAGATCGAGCTTCTTTTCTATTGCGTTTGTATGGTTCATAGTAGTCTTTGCGCCATGACCGTCCTTCTAGACATACAACAGTATGATCTCCATCAAAGTCTGTCCATGCTTTCTTCAAGGAAGACAGAGTAATATGGATGGCCATGCCTACCTTTGTGTCAATGTCGCCACGAACAATATGGCGACTGCGAAAAAACACATTTGCAAAATCTAAAAGAATATATGTACTCATACAGGATTCATTCCTAAACTTTCTGTTAAATTAAAGACATCATGTCCTTTGAGTTTATATAGCATAGCATGTTTAGGTTGCAAATGCAATAAATCATTGTCTATAAGATATAGATGCATTATGAAACTTCAGATCGTCCTTTGTCGATAGGAGTTACATTGATATAACCCATGCCTCGGTCTGTGTCAACTCCTTCTTCTGCTAACATCTGGCTTACTATAGTTCTAAACCATGCGTCCACAATCTGTTCATTTGTTTCCCCTGTATACCCAGCATCTAACAATCTTTCAATAAACTCGTTATTCCAGTCCAGCTCAAAAAAGCCATTTCGAATATTATCTGGGTTAACCTGAGTATCAAGTACAGCTACCCAAGGTTCTCTTCGTTGAGTGGCTGCGTGTTTTTCTTTCTCAAGTGTCTCTCTGCGGACATCTTCGGCTGTTTTTTCTCCTGTAGAGGCTACTTCTTTATTTGATTTTAGCTTCTTCCAAAAATTAAACATTGTATTCACCTTTAAAATCCTGATTTTCTAAGCTTTTCTGTGGGATCATCATGTTCCCCAGGCATTTCCGAAGAGGTCGATATGAAGTCTCGGTGTATATCTCCATCCTCTTGACATTGCAAGTTTTGCAACTCGTTCTGTGTTAAACTCATACTCCTCGGATCGTCCGCCGAGCGGCATGATGTAGACTGGACATTGGATGCCTGCTTCTCGATATAACTGTGTAGCTTGAGTAACTTCATCCACATCTTGTTCATCAGCAACCACAAACTTAAAATACTGGTCGCTACAAGGAGTATTGAAGTATTCCCTAGCAATCTCAGGCTTAATAGCACGATCCCAACGTTCTCCCGAAACGGTAAGTTTGGGTGAGCACGAAAAGGTAACATGTATTCTGTCTTGAGTGTTAAGCCAATGTTTAAAATCTGGCTGTAACTTCTGTGTTGTATTTGTTTCAATAGTGACATGTTTTAGGTCCTGCATATCTGGGTGAGCAAATAGTTCTGGCCAAAACTTCTGCCAAAGCATGGGCTCACCGCCTGTTAGAATAAGGTGAATATCCTGTCCGTTTGATTGTGTCCATCTTCCTTCTGGAATGAGAGACAGCAGATGTTCCACTACTTCATCTACAGTTTTATCCTGCATAAACTTCTTAAACTCTGGATAGATAGAAGCGTATGTGTCACAGCCTGTATGAATAATAGGTAGATCCCGGAATGTTTTAGTATTTTCTAAAACACCGTTGTCCAGAAGTTCTTTGACTTCTGGATTATATTTGCCCATCTCTTCGTTTTTGTCTCTGCCAAATGCCTTACAGCGAAAGTTGCAGCCAAATGTTCTTAAAAACAGCGAGGGCACGCCTACAAACCTGCCTTCACCTTGAACTGAATAAAATGCTTCTGAGTATCTTAGATTCATCGTGGAGCAAATTCCTGTTGTAGCTTTATGTTGTCGAAAAATTCTTTCTTTGTACTGGAATCAGTCATAAATGATCCTTCCAGCACTGTGGTTTGTGTTAGACTGGAATGTGCCATTAGGCCTCTATTAGTGCAACAACCATGTTCTGCTTGTATGTAAACTCCCACGTTTTCAGAACCTGTTACACTCATAATTTCTCGTGCAATATCATTTGCAAGTTCTTCCTGTAGAGTTCCGCGTCGAGCACACCACTGAGCAATTCTGGTGTATTTAGAAAGTCCAATTAATTTTTCTGCTGCAATTATGCCAATATATGCCACGCCTGTGACAGGCTGGTGATGATGCGAGCACATAGAACGCAGTTCTGACCGAACTACAAGCATGCCTTCATAACCGTCTTTGGGATCATTAGGAAAAGCAGTCGCGTTTGGCATGGGATAATACCGACCGCTCATTAGCTCATTTACATACATTTTTGCAAGTCTGCGACCGGTGTCTTGTGAATTAGGATCAGTTTTCCTGTCGATCACGAGAGAGTCAAGGACACCCTCAAACTTTTCTGTAAGTTCGTCAACAAGATCTTGTCTTTCTCCTTCTTCAATATACTCTGAGATATTATCTCCAGCCCAATAGCGAACTTCTGCTTGTTCTAATCGCTGTTTTATTTTTTGTGATGTTTGCAATTTAATCTCCGATTTTTAGCGACGGATGTCTAGTTTTTATATGTTACGTTATATTTAGGTTTTTGTCAAGAAAACCAATTATTTAAACGGGTAATACAAAAGAGGAGATCTACCTGCTTCCAATTGAACATCTTCAAGGCCCATGTAGGTATATAATGCTTCTAGCTTGTCGTGATAGTCAGCAATTTCTGCAAGCTCTTTTTCTAGTTCTTCTAGTATATCACCGCTGTTGCCAACACCTGCTGCATTTGTTGCTAGAATTTCTGCATTTGCTCTGTGCTTCTCAATGTGTCCTACAAAATGGGCTTCAGCAGCCAACAGAACTTCCGATCTCATATTCTTCATCATCGTCTCCTCTTGTTTTATAGTTTGCTTTGCATGGAATGACATGACGCACACCGCCAGTAGGATCTGACATGTCACCTGTCCGTCTTGGTATAAGATGAACGTGTGGGTATTTAACGGTTTGGCCTGCTGCTTCTCCTACATTCTGTCCTATGTTAAACGCGTCACAGTAACCTCTGTCTACCCAGTCTGTGCCCCATTTATAAGCAGCTTCCCAGCACTTAGTAATGTGTTGCCAGTCTTCCTGAACAGGTACAATAAGAACATGTCCTTCTGTTACCGGATAAGCATCACGATATACCACATAATCTCTTGTTTCTACTAACACATCTTGCCAGGGAACTACTCCCTGTAATCTAGCATTGTCAAGATTCTGGGCCATATTCAACGACCTCTACATTTTCTTCCTTGCCTTTGACAGTAAAAATTTCAGCATGCTCTTGTGCAGCTTCTCGTGTATCAAATGTTTTTATAACAGGCTTGGAATAATCCATGCATTCAACAATCTCTGAAACCATCATCCACTCGTCGTCAAATTTGACTCTAATTGCGTATTCAGTCACGATACTCTCCTACAACTTCCCAGGGAAAACAAATCCAGCGACTGTCTTCGTCTTTGTTTATTTCAGTAGCATAATATGACACACTATCAAACCGGCTAGGAGTATTATTTACTAGCACAGCGAATCTCACATTTTTTTCCCAAACGCTTCCCCAGGCGTGTTCTTCATTTGGAAAGCAACCCTGCTGCCAGTCATCAAGAATCCAACTTAGTGTGTTGCCTGTGTCATTAATATCATCAACTACAAGAATATTTTTTCTGAGATCAACATCCCAGCGGCTTTTGTAGTTAGGATCGTCTACTACACCGAAAGCATCACAAGCCATCCAGAGATTTGATTCACACTCTGCATTATCTCTAAGTGCAACTTTTAACGCTTCGCAAGGAACATTAAGCATGTGAGAAATTATAGTAGCTGGAATATTTCCTCCTCTGGTAATTCCTACAACATAATCAGGTCGCCACTTTTGTCTTGCCATCTGATTTACAATAGATTGACACTGGCGTTCACAATCATCCCAACTGTAATATACCTTGTTAGTCATTATCGTTCCTCCAGTCATCTTTTACAAGGTTGTAAGTGTTTTGAAACTGTTCTAATGCTTTTTGTAAAGCAGGATAGCGTTTGCACATTTTTTCAAAATCTTCAGGCGGTAGATTTACGTCAATACCAACGTATTCACAGAGGTCTTGATAAGGATTTTCGATAGTAACATCATTCCAATTAAACGCTGTATTGTCACTAATAGTAATTCCGTCAGATAAATTGTTTGTGATAGTAGAAGCTGTAATATCAAAATCTTTCAAGATATCCTCGTGATCTAGGTCGATAGTAATCACATCGTCTGTATAAGTGGCATTAGTAATTGTGTAATTTAGTTCGTATTGTTCTTGTTTACAACTGGGGTTCTGTAATGACATTGTTAGTTCCCGTTTAATAAATTTTCAATCATGGTTTTGGAACTCAGATAATCTGTCTTGAGTATTTGCTTTTGGCTTTCCAGAATATCTGAATATTTTTCGGAATTCTGCATTCTTTCATTGATAAAATCTAGCAAATCTTGTTTGTGTTTTTGATAACAATTGTAGTCTTTTGTCCATTCACTGGGATACAAAAACTCTTTATAATACATTTCTGAGTAACTACACCGATCAGGCAACACAGGAATAGTATTACATAATACTGCTTCCATGACACTGATACCCAGGTTTTCATGTAAACTACAACTAAAAATTACCTGACTTTTTGCAAGTTTTTTATAATAGTCTGATTTTTTTAGTTCGAGTTTTTGTGTAATTGTAACCGGAAGATTCAGAGAGATGTCTTCAATAATATCAGGTTGTTTATCTGCATTATACCTGTGTGGCCAGATCACTGTTTTTTCTTTGACAGTGTCAGAAAGACTCTCCAGAGAATCCACAATCAATTCATGGGGCTGCCCACTTTTTATGGCCTTATACTGATACTCTGCTGGTATTTCTAGATTTTTTAAGAACATGTTTTTGTGAAAATCTGTAGCAAAGTAATTGGCATCACTAGCATAAAACCAGCTACGTTCCGTATTTTCTGGCCACATTTTTGACATTTTCATACCCAAAATGTCACTTGGGTCGTATGCCCCAGCATGCCAAATACTGTGTATTTCCACAGGAATATCTAAAAGCTCACTGGAGTACTTGATTGGTGTTATTACAAAATTCCAGGCATCAGTTACCAAAAAACGGTCACCAGCATTAACCTCACCATTCATAAACATCTGGCTAATCTTTGCAGCCTGCGAGGCCTTGTAATAGTTTGTTGCTGCAAAATCCAAAAATGCTCCTGAAGTGGTATTATTAGGAACAGGGTCACCGTCTATTGTAACAACATCCACACTGTTATTGTAATTTTTAATAAGCAGTGGTATATTTTCATACCACTGCTTTGTATAACGATTATCTATGGGTTCAATAGGAATTACGAAAATTTTCATTTTCTGTTCCTTGATTTGGCTCTATGTTCTGCATTCTTGTAGTGCTGCCATCTTTCATATGCTTGCCATACAGGATCTTTTTTATTGTAAAGGGACTGTTCATTAAAAACATGTCCTTCGTAGCGACAAAAGTCACGCAAACGATCCAGTTCGTCAAAGATTTCATTTACCGGTGGAAAATTGCTAGCCATTTTTTATATACCTTTATGTTATGGAAATTGTGGATTGTGCTCGATAATACCATCACTTTCCCCATCTTCGGATACTACAATTTCATAGTATCGATTATCTCCGTAGCAGGGAATAAGATGATTCTGTAGTATATCTACCGCAATCATTTCACATGATTTATGATTTTGATTGCCAGATTTTATAAATTCCTGGAGTGCCCATTTTACAAGAAAGAACTCTAGTTCTCTGTCTGTGTGTGTAACAGAAATCTTAACTTCTACCTTGAACATGTGTCGATGCTCGTTCTCCAGGAAACGAATACGCTCGTCAATGTTTCCTGCATCAGGATAATAGTGATATCCTTCAAATTCAGTGCGAACTTTGATAAAAGTTTTTGTATTTTTTGTCATTTAGATACTCTCATAACGCAAAGTAAAATTTATATTGATGTTAACAATGATGCTTGATATTGTCAAGACCTATTACTCCTGTATAGACTCCAGAAACTCTTGGGCTTCTTGTTCCTCTTCAGGTGTAAATTCAGAACCATCATTTTCCTGAAAATCATTTTCAACTTCAAACAAATTACTAAAGCTCTGATTAGAAGTTGCTTTAACCGGGTTGCCGCCAAAATTTGTAAGCATATCCTGAGCTTCATCAATCATGGTCATGGGTGTTTCACTTCTGAATAATTCGTCAATAAAATTAACCATGTACAGTGCATTTCTGGGCACCCAGGGATCAAATATTTCTGCTTTGCTTCCTCTTTTAAGCTTTCGCCAGTGTTTGTAGTTGGTGTCGAATCTGGCTTTGGCAGCATCCACCAGTGAGTTTGCACGTTGAACACTTTCAATGTGCTGATATACATTGTGTGACATAAGCAACAAATAACTGAAACTATCCCAACTGGTTTTTCCTTCTTTTCCGATTTTGTTGAGCATTCCAGGTGCATAGTGGCAAATATCTCCCAGTGTAAGCCTTTCAGCAATTGGACTATTCCAGGGAAACGGAATTTTGCTTCCTGCCAATGCTTTATCGTCTATTGCTGAATCCATTATGAACCCAAACCGATCGTTTCTGTGAACATGTTGTGTATACATTTGTCCTTTAGCTGTTGCGATAAAAGGACTTGCACAATCAAAAGTAACTTCCATGTTGGGATTCACATGCTCTCTTAGAGCTCTTTTGATTGCAGTGTATGCCACACCCCAATCAAGCTTTGAAATACCCAAATAGTGTAATAGATCACGATTGTCAAGCATTTTTTCATCTCTCATTTTAATAAGAGTTGTTAATACGATGCTGATATCGTTTTTTGTGCTACCACCAAATGCAAATCCCTCAAAAGGATAGTGTTTCATCTGATCATACCAGTGCATTGCTTCTGCCATATTTCTGCCTTGCATAACATTTAGGTATTTGGTATGGCCTTTTCGGTTCTTAACAAACCAATCGTTGTTGTATTGAGTATAATCAAGGCATTCATTAAAGCTGGTAATGCCAGTTTTTTTAGAAAAAGTGGGTTCTGCTGCTAATGTTGGAACATCCAGTATCATGCTGTAATCAGCAGTATGCTCTAGCCAATTTAAAATTGTTTGTCTAAGACTGTGGTCAGATTTAAAGTTATTCCAATCACACTGTATTACGCCTTTTAAAATCTGGAAACCACCTGAGTCTCCCAAAATAAATGTATTTTTTCGATCGCGTTCTTGCACCATGCTGTCTTGTTCATTTGCTTTAGATAAATTTAGACATGCATGTCCTGCTGAGTACAACGACCATTTATAGCTATAATACCCCTTTTCAGCATTTAAAAAATTGCAACCCTCAACACCATTTTCAAATTCAGCAGGCATTCTGCTTGCAGGAATAAAATCAGGATTGTATCTTTGTTTTGCAATCTGTTTATTATAAAAAGTACTGATACTAGGAAGAAATACAGAATAATCTTTATTTTTTTCGGTTAAATTTACTTGTGTTTTACTCATCTTGTGCTCTTAGTAGATTTTGTATTCTTGTATGAGATTAGTGCTGTCATTTACCGGGATTGTGCTGGCAGAAAGTAATCGTATTTGGCTAATCCACTGTCTACACTAAGAAGCATTACGCCTTGATCTGAAATACTCATTGTAATTTTGCCATTAAGATTCATTATAGCAAGAGCTTGTTTCACCGGCCAGCTTAGTGTATGCGACAGTGGCTGCTCAACATCATTTTGAAATACAAAGCGTCCGCCATGCATGCTGGGTTCGCCAAACACAAAAATCAAATTTGTGGAATCACCGGCGGTTTCGGTTTTAACACTAAAAATGGGCTCGTCACTGTGTGAGGCACTCATGAGCTTCATTCTCTGAATAGCAACATGTGATGGCTCAAATACAGTATTCCATTTGGCACCTTTAAACTTTGCTGTTTTTAGAATGCTTTCTATTTGTTCCTTGCTCATGAATCTGTAATCATTTTGAAAATCACCAGCTTCGTTTTCAAAATGCATATACGCCGGCACAGTTTCTCCGTTTCTGTCTTCAGTGACCACCTCAATTTTTGCATGTTCCTCATACTCTGGATTTTTAAGATGTAATGAAAGTTTATCCAGATTTGGCATGCCAAATACAGAATTAAATTCTGCCACAGGGCTGTGTGTCTCAGCAGACAAAATTACAGAACGGTCCTCTGCCAGGGAATCAAATTTAGTAGCACCGTCTTCACCATTAACTTTAACTAGTTCTAGAAACCCCAACCCATGAGTTTTAGAAACCAGATCTTGCAAAATATCTTTCATTTGTAAAGTCTCCTTATTTTTAATATTATAATATATAAGTTTATGATTGTCAATGTTTTTTTGCTTCTTCTATGATTTGCACCAGTTTTTCAACCAGTTCTCGATCATCTGTTTTATCAGTGTCCAACAACACTTTAATTTCAATCTGCATTTTACTCTCCAAAGTCAAAGAAAGACGTAAATGTATTATCTCTCTTGGTATCTTCTAGATCTATATCCAATACACCAATAAGGTTTTTCAGTTTTAGATCGATAATTGTTTCTGCCATGGCAGCGTCGTCAAAAGGCAATTGCTTAAACCAGTCTGGCAGTCTTAGTTCGTCTGTGGGATAGGCAACAGAAGTATAGCCCATTGGATTGTGTTTGAGCTTGCATACAACAACTTTCATGCCATCTACAATATCTTGAGAATATCTATCACCGTTCATGTGTTTAAGATTGTTCCAATTAATAGATGCTCTAACATGTCCTGGCATATTGGCTTTGCCCTTTCTTTGTTCTTCTTTATGATAGCGACCTATATTGTTTGCACGTTTCGGGGATCCCTTTTCCCATCCCGGCATCTGTTTGAATTCCTGACGAAATTCTGTTATTCGTTCAAGAATGTTCTTTTCCTCGTAACCCTGAAGAATCATAAGAAGTATTTCCATTAGAAACTCCTGCATATAGACGGGAGTGTCTGAACGTCTAAGATCCAGCCCCATCGCTTTGACTTTGCCTGGCTCGCCGTCAACATCTCGACGTGTTCCTTCGTCGTCATATACTAGAATTGCATATCGCTTTTTGGTTATGAACAAGCCGCTTTCTCCTACAATCTCTCTGCCTGCTGCAATAACATCAGAACGTGATTTAGGACAGTGAAATGCTTGCTGCATAAAGTCTTGGAAAGAAGTATTTGCCTGCTCGCATATTTGATCGTATAATTGTACAACTGTATCTTTTGTCCAAGGCACTTTTCCTGCTTGGATATCTTCTTTTAGAGTAGGATATGCAGAAAAATAGGTCGAATCGGTATCTCCATATATGATAGCATCTCCGGTGTGATCGTACTCACCTGTTATTACCTTGTTAACTGCGGCACTCATGTGTTTTACAATCTGTCTACCTGTGAGCGTGGTGCTCTGTCCTAGACGCTTATCAAAGAAACGACAGCCAGGGTTGAGAATGGCGCCATAAAGTGAATTGAGGTTGATTTTTTTGACTAACTGACGTTTGTCCCAAAAAGCAGTTTCCACAGCGTTTCCTGCTTCCTGTGCTTTCTTTTTCTTTGCCTGCAGTTCTTTTCTTTCAGCATACCAGCGTTTAAGTAACCCCGGAATAACACCTTCAAATTCTGTGGTAAGAATAGTGCCATTTGCTGTAAGCATGAGCGGGGCATGAGAGTTAAAGATTCGGTCATAGATCTCGGCACCACTTAAAACTTCTGTGTTGCCGTTCTCCCAATCCACAGTGATAGCAAGATCTTTTCTCTGCTCCATTACTGCGTCATATTCAAGTGAGCCAAATCGACCTTCCCAGGCAGCAGCGAATGACTTTTTCTTTAAGCCAGTTTCTTCCTTAATGAAGTCTTCTGTATAGTCCTGCCTCAACTGTCCTACAATAGTTTCAGGCGCCATGTTCAATGCTCGGATAACAGAAGGGTACAGAGAATTCAAGTCCATAGAGCCTATCCATTTGTGCAAGCCTTTTTTGGGATACGCTACATAAGCACCTGCTGCTCTTGTATCGTCTGCATCATCATGTTTCGGGCGATTAGGGACAACCAAGCCCCTGTGATGAGCTTCATTGATGATTGCCTGCTCTGTGACTGCAACTGCACCCATTGTGGTTTGCATGAGAACGGTATTTGCATGAGCAAGTTCGTTGGATAGATCAATAAACCTTAACTTCTTGTCCAGTTTGTCAAGCAGAGCAACGTCCTGCCTGTTGTATTCTATAAACTTTCGAAAGTCGTTGTTGTAGAGTTGATCCAGTGTGCCTTCGTAAACAGTCTTGTTTTCACCGATTTCCATTTCGCCTATTGCGTCTAGACGATAGCTATGCCGTTCTTCGTAGGTGTATTTTCTATACAGTTCTAGTGAGTCCAGGTGCACTCTGCCTACAAGATCAAATGTTTCTGCTGTTTTACCATATCTTTCAAATTCTCTTTTCTTGGGTAACTGTTTCCACAAACAGAATCGACGAGTGTCGTCTTTTGACAGTATCCTGGATACACGATTTACAGTATAAGGAATATCATAGCCTTCGGAGTTCCAGCCTGACAGCACATCTGCATCCTGAATTATATCCAAAAATGCTTCCAGCATGTCTGCTTCTCGTTCATATAAAAACGTATTATCAAAATCTTTCACACTTTCTTGTGCTTCCTGCATGGTCATTGTTTTAGGAGGCAGTGCAAATGTAATCAGAGCATCCATCCATTGTAGATGTACTGTGATAGCAGTGATTGGCATGAACGGATCTGCAGGATCTGCAAATCCTCGCTCAGGGTCAAAGTCAGTCTCAATATCAAAGAACGCAATGTTTAGTTTAGGAGCGTTCTGATTTAGGTAATTTTCTGACAGGCACTGAAAGATTGGGTTCACATCTGCTTCAAACAGGCGTTTGTTTTTGTTAATTGCAATTTCCTTGCGGAAGTCTTTGGTACTTTTACAGACTATTCGTGATACAGGATCACCGTAAACCGAACGATGTTTTCCTCGAGGGTCTTCATAGTAAAATGTATATTTGACTGGATAGTCGTGAAATTGTCTTTTGCCGTCGCGTCTTTCCACTACGCGAATAACGTCCGAGTTGCGATCGAACATCGCATCGATGTAAGCCATATTTTTCTCCTTGTTGTGGTTGTTTGTGGCCAACCTGCCTTCTACATGCTCGTCTTTCGACCTGAGCGGAATTGGTACCAGCGTATCAATCCAACAATACTTAACCCAAACCAGAATATTTCTATGATAATACTGGAAAGGTTGGGTTTGAAGTATAAATTTATTCCTAGCAGGATTGCTACCACAAGATTGTTAAAAGAATACCAAAATCCTTTTGGATCCATTTTTCCAAATTGTATTGCGGCATACGTACCCACAAGTAATACTACGCCTATGTTGCCTATAAAATCTGACAGTTGATACTGATAATTCAGTAATTCCATATAGGTTACTTGTCTTTGCCTACAGTTGTAACAATAGTTTCAAGGTCTTCAAATTCATCATAATGCTTGTGCCAGTCACCGTTTTTAGCAACTTTAATAGCTTTGTTGATTAGGCTTGGTTTGATGTCTAATTCTTCTGCCACTGACTTTACTGTTTCTTTTAGACCTTGCTGTAGATCTTCAACCTCTTGCATAACAGTTACGCCTTCATTTACAAGACGCTCCAGTTTTGCTTTTTCTTCAGCACCATAAGTTCTATCACTCATTTATTTCTCCTTTTGTGTTATGTATTTCAACGTGGCTTATTCTACCCACGTTTGCTATGCTTTCAATTATATCCTGTTCACTTTCGTGACTGTGCTCTATCATAGCCACCGGAATAAGGCCAATTGCGTTTTTAGGATCATTTTTTTCAAACCCTAGTTCTTTGAGATATTTTGAATTACTATCCCACCACAAATTTAATCCTGATATAAACTTTTTTACTTCTTCTTGATTTTTGTCATGGAAGTATAGCGAAAAGTCTGCACTATAGTATCGGAGAGGACGTATATTGTCCTCTCCTACAATATCATCGTTGTCTCTATATACATCGTAGATAGGTTTGCCAACCTCGCAGTAGTTTATATACACTTCACCGAACTTTCTTGCCATAGTAAAATGTTTATAATCGTCGTCCTTGAGGAAATGTCTTTCTCTATCTGAAAACGTGCAAACTGCTCTTGGTTGAATTTTATTTGAATTCTTTGAATTGTAAAAGTCTTCTGCTCTATGGATAACAATGTTGAACCTATTCAAAGCTTCTCTTGTATGCTGATTTGCTGTGTTCCAAAATGCTGTGGGGGATAGAATACCACCTCTAAGGTTCTCAAAGTAATGATGCAGGTGATTAAGTTGTTGCCTAGGCATTCCTTTAAAAGCTGTATGGTGAATTACCTGTTTGTTCCGGTTTATGATTTCTATGCATGAATTTAGTTCATTAACTATTTTTTCTTCTGTCCATTCTCTATTAGGAAATCCATACAGCCTGTCTTTTTCTGCAACAATAGGATTTATTTCGCATTGTTTTTTTAAAGCATTTGCCCAACGTTTTGCAATGTCGCTTGCATACGTTTCATACGGGATTTTAAACTTCTGATTAGAATTATTTGAAAATACTACGGAAAACTGCATCATTTATACCTTAGATTATAAGTTTATGATATTGTTAGAGTTTTGTCAACTGTTATTTGTAGTAAAAGCCCAAACGGGCATGAGGAATATTTTTTTCTGCGTCTACATAGTCGTCATGGAAACGGTAGCCTTGTTTTTCTAGGTTTTTGCATGTTTCTTGCGGAGTGTCGTCCCATACACTTATAATTTCTTGTGCACCGTCGGGAAAATCTTCTCCCCACCTTAGATGTATTTCAATTATACAATTTCCTATGAATTCCATGTTTATACGAGCAACGTCTTGTAATTCGGTAATCCAGTCAGGCAACGGAAACTGTTTATTTGCTATTTTTTTCCAGGAATGAAAACGATAGAGATTTTTCATGTCGGTATAACCCTTGCTGGTATGAACAGCCACCAGGCAGTTGTCCTGCCATTCAAAGTTTACGCTGTATTGATCACCTTCAAACCTTTCGCACCAGAAGTGAGCCGGAGGAATTTCCAATATCTTATGTTTTTCTAGATAACACATCTTTGCCTGTGCTGCCATTCCGCCTAAATTCATTATTGGACGTACACAGTAATATCCTGACCTTGGCACAGGCATAGGTGCAGGTCCGCAAGTGTAGCCCAATCTCATACTCAGTTCCAGTTTGTTATATATCCATCTGTGCTGTGGATATAATGCCCATGCGTCCCAGTCTTCCATTATACGAATTCAAATCCTTGTAGTTCTTGTTTATACGGAGCAGATTCTCCCAGATACAAATACTGGAACCCCAATCTTTTATATCTGGCACACTCTGATCTTATAGATCGATACCCCAGTTTCTTAGCAGGGTCTTTATAATTCCATGCAAATTGGTCTGCCATACAACTATTTTGAGACGGATATAGGTATATCAGGGAAAAAGCTTCTAAATTGTTGTTTGAATCAAAATAACCAATAATTTCTGTATTTGCTGCTTCTAGTTCTTCTAGAAATATGGGCAGAACGCTGTTTAATTGCTTTACGGTAGCATATTGTTTATAAATCAGTTGTATTTCCCTGTACCAATCTGAAGTCAACAAAGCATAAGGAATCTCTCGATAGTTGGTGTTTGCCAGGCATACTCTGCAATACATCTAGATACTTAGCAGGTTATCCAGCATATCTTTAGGCCAACTGTCATAATAGCCTTTTTTGCGTAAACTCTGTCTGTATTTTTCCAGTTTATGTCTGGTTTGTACGATCAGTATAGGATATACACCGTTGTTAAAAACAACGTCTTCCAGTATTTCTGGCTCGCTGGGATGGTCTTCTAGTGCAACCAGATCTGGATTGCTTTTGTTAAATTGGTTAGCAAGATCGATCAGCTCTTCTGGTGTTATAAGATCTGTAAACACAAGAACAACAGCATCTAGATCAGATAGGTCAACAGTAGCAGGAAAAGTCTGTTGTGTCACATAAACAAAATCCAATTTGTTGTCTTGTAATGCGGGTTTTGCAAAAGGACAAGAAGCAAGACCGTTCAGTGTTTTTTGAGGTTTTGACAGATCATTGTAGATCCAGTGATGCAGATATTCTACAGGAGTCATCAGACACCAAATCGGTTAGGACGCCTCTGAGCAACTGGTGACTGAGTATTGGGAGAATCTATTTCTCCTTTTTTGTCGGTGCTGTCTCCGATGTCGTTAAATTTTACCCCTCGAGATTTTAGAAATTGTTCGAATTCCTGCTTTTCTTCAGGAGAATAAAACATGGTCATTGCATTGTTGCCTACCTGGTTATAGGTGTCTTTTTCTGCTCTAAACTCTTTCATAAGAGTAGAAAGTTCATACGGAGAAATTTCAATATTGAATACATTTTCCTGAGAGATCAGTGTTTCCATCAAGGAAAAAGTTTCTAGTAAATCTTTTATTTGGTCTTTGTGCGACACCATGTTTTACAAATCACTGACTATTTCTGCAGTTTTGTCGTCATAGGGCCTTATCTCTCTAAAGTTGCCCTGTCTTTGATATCTTTCTAGTTCTGATTTTATCTGGTCAGGTCTAAGATCACCGCTCAGCCGTTCTGCATTTCGTGTTGTTAATTTTTCTGGGCTGAGTCCTAGTAGTATTCTAAATCCTGTTGGTTTTCTAACTATCTTATAATAAGCAACTCCTGAAGGGTCTGAATGAAACTTCATCTCTTCCTTGAGTCGTTTATGCAAGTTGTTAGCATAGTCTCTAGATTCGGGCGTGTCAATTTTTTGATCTAACGGTGTCCCTGCGTTCGCTGGACTCATGTCGTAATCTAGAGAATGGTATACTGAGGATAGATAATCACTCGCCTTTGTGATTTTTGCAGCTTGCCATGCTTCTAGGTCTGCGGTTCCTTTCAGCATTTCGTGCAACTTAATGGAATATTTTGCCATTTTATAAAGTTGCGACCTGGCCATCTGTAGTTCGTGATCTGTTTCGGCTTCTGCAGCCAGTTGTGCTAGATCCTCTTTTAGTTTTTTTTGTCTATTCGTCATAGCTGATTCCTATGTGTATACATTATTTATCGCTTAACAGGTTTACCGCCCATTAGGTTGTTGTCAACATCTAGAGCATTTTTAGCAGTGCCATCTGGGTTTGTTTTCTGTGGAGCCTTGGGCACACCTTTCTTGTCTCTCTTAATTTTGGCTCGTGCTGCAATCGGGTTTGCGACACTAGCAACAGAACCCGCTGAAGTTGCTCCTGCTGTTGCAGATTCTTGCATAACAGACGAAATAGTAATGCCTGGATCGTTCAAGAACTCGGCTTGAGAAGTTTTGTCTTTACTTCCACGTTCAACTTCGCTGTGATAACTAATTGGGTACTCAACTAATTCGCCGCGGTATTGGTCATTTACATCTACAGTGTATCGCGAACTCTCGGCAATGCTAGGGGCTTGAGATATCATTTGGCGTGTTAGGGTAAAAATCGGTCTAGGCAACTTTTCTTCCTGTCTGATATTACGATCATATATCCTCTGCATGTTAAAAGTTTTTTTGTCGTCGTCGTCGTCACTGACCAAAAGATAAAGTCGCCCGTTTTCTTCGTATACTGCTCCAAATTCAGGAATAGTCTCAAGTGCTTCTAATAGTTTTACATTGAAAATTACAGAAGAACTTCGTTTCCGTTTTCTATCAGTGCGAGTGCCTAACTGTCTATCCTGGCGTTGTCTCTCCCGCTCTTCTTGGTCTTGTCTTGCACGTTCTACTTCTTCTGGCTTAATATCTGTGTCTATTTGCTTTTCTGCTTCTTTTTGTAAACGAGCCTTGCCCCATTGCTCTCCTGCAGGTGGAAAAATTTTCCTAACAGGTACTCTATCTTTGTATATTGCAACAAATTTAGAAGGAAACCTAATTTCACCTTGTACTAAATTTTCTGGATCTGTCCATGCTGTTCCTACTGGGCCAGTTTCAGATTTGCCAACCATAATTTGGTAGCCGTTATAATCATATTTTGATAGAACCTCGGCTTCGACTAACTTGTTATTTTCGAATAGTTCTCTAAATCTCATTACTTTTCTTTCCTTAACTTGTGTTTTCTGTTTACCTTTTAATTAATGTGTACAGAACTTCGTTTTCATCCTCGTTGCTATCTTGTAATTTATATCCAACTGATGAAGCAAATCGTTTTATCAACCTGTTATACAGTCGAACTCTAGAATCACCACCTATATCATTTTTTCCTGCTGAAAATTCCAGAGTCTCTGGATCGTTATCATGTATAAAATTTTCTATAATATTTAACACTGTTGAAAAAATAATAATTTCGTCTCCTCCGTCTGTAACATCAGTAACTTCATCAACAGTGAAAACTACAGACCAGTCTCCTTGATTTCGGTCTGTCCAAAACTTTACTATCAATTCTCTATTTTTTATATTTGACTCATAATGTATATCATAATCTGTGTGAAATATAATACGCCAATTGGAAGGACGGTCAAATAATTCCTTGATCTGAGTTTTAACTTCTCTAAATCTCATGATTTTTTCCTGCCTGATTTCATGTTCGCACACCAGTGGTACCCTTTTTGCTTTTCCCCACTGCTGTTCTTTGCTTTCTTACGTAAGCTGGTTACACTGCCCTTGCAACTAACACCGGCTTTTTTAAATCTACCTGGGCGACTTTTGCCCTTCTTCTTACCGTCAGCAAAATTTTCGCCTAGGCGTGTTCGTTTTAAGATTTGCGTATTCCATATTTGATATGAAATATTATCACCGTCTACCATACGCACGCCATCATAGCCCATGTTTTCAAGTTCGCCTGTGCTGTATTTGTCTATGTCGTCGTAGGAAGCCAACTTCGCTCGAGGAGATATTTTAAACGCCATGTCCACACCTTTGCCCGATGTTACAGTGCTGTCCCAGTCGGTATTATCTACACCATTAAGCCAAAATGTTCCATCTGCGCTTTTACTTAAATCTATAACCGCAAAATCTTCTGAACTTCTATGTATTCCGATTTCTCTTTCATTATCTTCCGCATATGTGTCTTTGGCAGTATGGGAAAAGTCTTGTATTAACTCTTGGATTGTAGCATCCTTGACTCTGATTACAGGAACTTCAGACACGCCTAATTTTACATATGCGTCATATCGATGATGGCCATTTACAATAAAACCGTTTTTATCAACTACCAGAGGCTTATCGAAGCCGTCTTTTATGCTTTGTACAGTTTTATCTACCATGCCAGGAATTCTTTGATCCTGAGAAGTTTCTAGTGTAGATGGATCGACAGAATCTGATTCTAGATCATAATTGCCTTTTAGATCCTTCATGCTAATTTGAGGCATTTGATTTCTGGGAATATTTAGCTCATCTAGGATCGACTCTGCCAATCCTAGATTGTACAGCACATTAGTCGACTTTCCTTTAGTCTTTTTACTCAGTGTTGGCGGACGACCGTCTCGGTCCACAGTGTTGCCAAACTTTGCAGCCTGCTTTTTAACTTCATCAGGACCGACATCTCGAGTTTGATTCTGCTTGGTTATTCTGCCAACGCCGCCTTCTTTTATTTTCTTGCCCTTTTCTACAGGCGAGATATCAGTTGATTCATTTTCTACTAGATCCTCAATAACAAATACTTTTTGTATTGTATGACCATAATTCTCTTTTCTTTGTATAGTTGCACAAGAAAATTTTAAACTGTTTTCTTTTTGTCCTTGTTTTACATTCACAACAACGATTATGTCTGTTTTTAGATCTTTTAGAATTATCTGCTGCCAAGGATCTAATTCTAAAAAATGTTTTTTACCATTAAATTTTGCATGATTTTTAAAAAATCTTAATAATTCTGTCATTTTGATTTTTGGTCGATTTCTTTCGTCTAATGCTCTTTCGACAAAATGTTGTGTAAATTCCAGTTTATCAATATTATAGCGAGATAAAGCCCTTTCGGCAAAAATGCGCACAGTTTCTAAATCAGAGGGCGACATATTTTCGAATAGTTGTGAAAATCTCATTTCTTACTACGTCCTCTAAAACCAGGTTGTTGGTTCATTGCACCGGTCATATAAGGCAAACTAAACCAAAGCTTAAACCATTCGTCTGTTCCTGGTTCTATGCCTTTCTCTCTTTCTATCTGTTTCTTTTCTGTGCCTGTTACAGAAATATTAGAACCCTCATAAGGTTCGTACCCTCGAAATTCATTAGTTATACCGGCGAGTTTTTGTAGTTCTTTTAAATCCATTTAATACTCGCCTTTGCGTATATTTTCGATTTCCTCTTCGGTAATTTTTGATATAATATTTTGCCTGTCTTCTGCAGTAAACAAATCGCTCATTTTTCTTGCTACTTGAAATTTTTTGCAATAGGTATTCATTGCACTATCAACAATTCTGCCAAAGTGCTTTTCTCCGTCTGCACTTTTCTTTTTGTCATATTCTTGTTTCATATTGCATAATGCAGGATAGTATTTGTTGCGGTAAAAAATAGGATCATTTTTCATAAACACAGTGATGTCTTCAACAACATCAAAAGGAAGTTTGTCCGTGTCCGTTGTTGTAAATTCATTAATCTTCATCGGTTACCTCGTCGAAATTTGCACTTTTTTGCCAATCATATGAGACTTTGTCTTCGTTTATTGGGCCGCCTTTTGCCCATGTTCGGCATGTCCGTGCAGAGTGACATTTAAAATGATGCATCCAACAGTAGCCTAGTTCGCCGTCTTCGTCTGAAGTGGGTCCGGGTAAACAGTCTTTGATTCTTTCTGATATGTCAAAAGCACTGCAATTAGCACACACAGATGATTTAGCGGCCTTTTCTGTAGTGCTCCAAAAATCTGCTATATCTTTCCAATAATCGCCTGGTTCGTCTACATTTAAGGGACCGTACTGTATATGGTCCGCTTGTATGGCTTGATTTCTATTTTCAGTGTTAAGTTGTAGATCCTCAGTAGCAGGAGGGCAGGGCATCTTTGCTTCTGTTAGTTTAAGGGAAAATTCTCTATTTTGTATTGTTGCTATTTCGTTTATTCTCATTTTTATACACCTATAGGAATGATTTTTTTGGATCTAATTTAAGTTTTTTTATGCTCCAAATAATTTGATCATACTTTCCATCATATATTAATTCACTATTGCCTAAATTGGGTTTGCTAGTGTTAATTTCTTTTTCAGCATCTTTATATGATTTTGGCTTGGCATGTTTAGGAGCATCCTTGGGCCAGCCTCCTCCTGCTACATTGTAATATGTTATTACTGAATAAACTTCAGGATCTTCGACATCTAATTCCCAACCTTCAGGACCATGTGGATACGTTATATAAAGTGCTCCTTTCTGTATAAGATAAGGAACATTCAGTTTTTTTCTCTGTTTATTAAAGGTAAAGGTACTGATATTTTCTAAAAGTTCAATAACTGTTGTTGTAAATTCATCTATCCTCATTTTTATATTCCTAATTTTTCTGGAAATAACACACCGTCTTCTATTCTTTCGCCGCCATCATAGTATTTTAATTCCACAGGTAGATAATTCCACCCTAATTCCGCTGCAGCCATTATTCGGTGATTGCCTTCGTTTACCCAAGCTTCTCCGTTCCATGCAACTTGCACAAACGGAGCATACTCTCTGCCAAAATTTGTTAAAGGTAATTTTCCAGTGTCTTGCATTATTTTCTTAATATTTTCCAAATCCTTTTTTCTTACTTGTTTTTGCTCACCGCGATTACCGGGAAGTTTTTTCAACAGTTTTACTGGCAATTTTACATGATCTTCGAAATATGCTGTAATCGTTCCTGTAAAAGGTGCACCAAAATTATCTCTGCCTCGTTCTTTTGCTATACTAATTTTACGCTCCAGCCATTCCTCGTCAGGTACATCTACTTTTAGATTTTCAGGTAAAATTTCCGAAATTTTCATAATATCACCAGGCTTTACAACTCCAATATCTGGCTTTTGTTTTGGGACCTGGATTATCGCAGTTGTGTCTTGCTCTAAAGCTTCGGCGTTTATCAGGATTGCTTTTCTTTATCTTGGAATCAGGATCGCCAAAGTTTACTTTTTTTACATTGTCTGTCTTAGGATCCTTTACATATACGTGAAACTTTTTTGGACCATCAGAACTCCGTATAGGCTTGTTGAGTTTTACTTTTTTGCCCTGATATTCTGCTTCCCATAGGTCATCTTCAACATATCCCAGTATTCCGAATTCTTCATAAAAATCGTCTAGGTTTTCTATTGTTATTTCGTCAGCTTCTTCCAGATCGTCTGCAGAAATTTCGATATCAAAGTCATTATACCCTTCTGCAAAAAAGTAGTTTGCAATTTTTTCTGCAATCTTCTGAGACTGTTCTTCATTTGGACTTTTAGGAAGATTGATTTCGAATACGGTATTGCCTTGTGAAGTCTCATACAAATTGTACTCTGTGAAAGATTCGCTCAAAGCAACTGTTTCCTGTTTGTCCATTATAACTCGTGCAAAGTGTTCCATGTCGTCCTCAGTGATTAAAAAAGATACTGTTTATTGTTCCGCCTGACCAGTTTTCTACAACAATTCTTACAAAAACATAGTTGCCTGTAAAATTAACAAAGTCGTTTGCTTCTTCCTCGACCCCGGGTGTACTTTGTAGATCGTAGGAATTTTGGTATACAGTGAACCAGTCTTGGTTTTCTGGGTCGATCGCAAGTGTGGCCTGTATTTTAATTGTCGCAACAAGTCCTGCTAGGTTGTATTGAACAGTGTGTAAGCCATCTGCTCTGCCATACCAGCCATCTCCTCTGAGAGGCTCGGATTTAGCAGTGAGAATATCGTTAAAACCCAGGACGTCGGTTGGGTAGGTAATATTGACCCCTTCACGTTCGATAGTATCTCCCGTGTCAGGGTCTGAGAAATTAAATTTTAGTAAGAATGTTTCGCTTTTTGCCGGCATGTAGTATTTAGCATATTATGCCTCACAAACCAAACGATCTACTCTTCTAATATTTTCTGATATCATAAGGTTAACAAGCGATAATACCTTGTCGTTCCTGATATAGAAATACAGTCCTCCGGTCATCCATCCGCGATTTATTGCTCTATACGCAGCATCTCCGATTTTGATTTTGTCGGGGTTTGCTTTGACCCATTTAGCAAAATTGCTACTTATGTTGCGGTCGTTCATCGTGACTTTAATGGGATAAGCAGGCTTTTCCTTCACAATAATTGTATTTGCGTTTTTCAGCAGATGCTCGCGTTCAGGACTGGGTTGCCAGATTTCTTGGATTTCTTTAGCAAATCTCTCACTCATCTCTGCTAAAAAGTCTGTGTCATTTGTAAAGACAGCAACAAGACTACCTTCGCTTCGAGTTTTAATGTCTTTGTTGTGTATTAAATTCAGCAAGTCTTCTTCGTCTTTGTTAGTAGGCTCAGGGAAGTTTCTACGCATACTGGTTATTGTAAACAGATACACACAAGGGACACGTATCACTATCTTGTACAAATAGCGATTATACCAAAGTTTTGTGGTCTCAAGCTTTTTCATTACTCTGCCTCAATAGTCTCGGTGTTAAGAACAATTTCGTCGTGCTTAAAGTCGATTACAACATTTCCGCCTTCTCGCAGTTCACCAAACAGCATTTTGCGTGACAACGGAGATTTGATTTCTCTATCAATCACACGCTGCAGCGGCCGAGCTCCCATCTTGGGATCAAAGCCTACATCCACAAGGTGGTCCAGTGCATCGTTTGTAATATCAATATCAATTGATTTATCACTTACCATGCCTTTCAGTTCAAGCAGGAACTTGCCAACGATTTTGATCATGGTTTCCTTGCTTAGTTTTGCAAATGTTACTACGGCATCCAAGCGATTACGAAACTCTGGAGCAAAGAATTCCTTTAACGCAGTGTCATCGTATTCTTTTTCCTGAAAATCAGTAAAACCAATTGTGTTTTTTTCTGCGTCCCTTGCTCCCAGGTTAGTGGTAAGAATCACAATAGAATTTTTTGCATCTGCTTCTTTTCCGTTAGAGCCTGTGATCTTACCGTTGTCCATCATCTGCAGCAAAATTTGAGACACATCAGGGTGTGCCTTTTCGATTTCGTCCAACAGCAGGACACAGCCCGGATTTTCCTGTAGCTTTGTAATCAAGACACCGGCATTGTCTTCATAGCCAACATAACCAGGAGGAGATCCGATTAATTTTGCAACAGAGTGCTTTTCCTGGTATTCACTCATGTCAAACCTCACAAGCTCTGTGCCCATCTGTTCTGCGAGCTGTCTAGCAGTTTCGGTCTTGCCACAGCCTGTAGGACCCATAAACACAAACGACCCTACTGGTTTGTTTTCTTCTTTAAGTCCTGCCTGAGCAACCAGAATCTTGTCTACTACTTTTTCGATTGCTTCGTCTTGTCCATAGATGGATTTCTTGAGATTTGACTCCAGTTCTGCCAGCCTGTCGTTTTCTTTTTCTGCAATAGTTTCTTCAGGAAGCTTCACGGTTTTAGCCAGTTCAAATTGAATGTTTTCTTCGTCGACTGATCTTTCTTCCTCTGGCACGTCTTTGATTTTAAATCTGGAACAGGCCTGGTCAATCAGATCAATTGCTTTGTCAGGCAGTTTCTTATCAGCCTGGTATTTCACACTAAGCTTCACTGCAGACTGAATTGCAGCGTCCAAAATTTCGGCTCCGTGATATTCTTCATAGTATTTTCTCAAACCTTTTAGAATGTCTACAGCTACTTCCTGCGTTGGCTCGTCCACAGTGATTCTCTGGAACCGCCGCATAAGAGCCCTATCTGCTTCAAAGTGCTTGCGATACTCGTCCCAGGTAGTAGATGCAACAACTTTAAGATTTCCCTTGCTAAGAGCTGGCTTAAGAAGATTTGCTAGATCAACTGAATTTTCTCTAGACCCTGATCCGGCACCACTAATCATGTGAGCTTCGTCAATAAACATGATGGTTTTGCCTTTCTTTTCTAAACCTTCAATAATCAGTTTGAATCTTTCTTCAAAATCGCCTCGATACTTAGACCCTGCAAGCATGGAACCAATATCTAGATTGTACACTTCATAGTCTAGCAGGAATAACGGAACATTGCCGTTCACGATATTCCAGGCAAGTCCTTCGGCAATTGCAGTTTTTCCCACGCCTGGATCGCCCACAAGAATGGCATTGTTTTTTGTTCGACGTCCAAGTGCAAGTGCAATTTGCTCTAGCTCTTCTGCTCTGCCAATAACAGGATCAATCTTGCTTTTTTCTACTGCCTGATTTAGATTATCGGTAAATTTATGCAGAGCTTTTTGTGCACTGTTACTGATCTCTTCTTTTTCAATCTTTTCTTCTGTTTCTGAGGACGCAAAGTCAGCAAATTCTTCTTTTGCTACTCCGGATTCTTCAAGATAGTAATAGGCATAGCTTTTCTTTTCTGACAGCATGCTTAGAAGAACGTCTTCTAATTCAATATTGGGCCTGCCATTGAACAAAACCTGTGTAAAAGCACGATTAAGTGTTCGTTCTACTGTTGCAGTCTTTTTGGGCTTATATTTGTCAACACCTTCTGCTACTTTTAAATCTTCACACTTGTCTTTGAGATAGTGGTTTAGCGATGACTTTAGATAATCTACATTTGCTCCATAGTCTTTGAGCATTTTGTAAAAGTCGTCACACTCCAGCATAGAAAACAGAAAATGCTCTAGTGTAAGATACTCATGCCTGAGTGTTTTTGCATTTTTGATACTTGATTCAAATACCCTAGTAAGCTCTTCGCTTGGATCAACCATTCTTTAACCTCTTTTGTTGTTTCTTTCGTGCTCTATCTAATTTTAATTTAGAAACCCTGTCTTCGAATGTAATGCCCTGCAAATGATCATATTCGTGTAAAAAACAGCGAGAGTCTAAATCCACAAGTTCTATTATACACTCTTTCTGATTTTTGTCAAAATATTTGGCAACAATAGACCTAGGTCTCTTAACTTCTAGCCAAAGTTCCGGATATGACAAACAACCTTCTGGTCCGTTTTCTGTTTCTTCGCTTACACTAAGAATTACCGGATTAATAACTTCAAATGGTTCAGTAGTTTGCAATAACGTGGGTTTCATTACAAAAATTTGTGCATCTATAGCAACCTGATTTGCTGCTAAGCCAAGTCCGCCCAGTCTTGTCATTGTGTCGATCATTTTGCCGCTTATTTCAACAGCGTCTAGTGCTGAAAAATCAAAAGGCTTTGTTTGTGTTTGTAGCCATTTATTAGGATGTTTTATCAATTGCATTTTTTATTTCTGCCAATTTGGTAATGATTTCTTGATCGTTGATTTTTGGTATTGACCCGTATATTTTTATTATCAATTTGCCTCTTGTGTTGCGTCTTGTGTCAGGCAGACCATGATCAGAAACGCTAAAAGCAGTTCCGCTTGCGGTGCCCTGTGGAATTTTTAAATTGATGGTTTTTCCTTCTGGTGTATCTAATTCTAGTTCTGCGCCGGTAAGAAGATCGAAAACGCTTACTGTAATATTAGTTTGTAGATCATTCCTGCCTACAAAATTCCACCGCCGGTCTGTTTTATTCTGATCTGTAAAAAAAGATCACCTCTGGGAAGATCCTGTCTAGAATTATCTCCATAACCCTGGAACCTGATTGTGTCATTGGGCTTTACACCTGGCGGAATATTTACCGTCAAAGTTTCTTGATCTCCGCTGGGAAGTGAATAATTGATGTTTACTTCTTTTCCTGTAAAACATTCTTGCAGTACCAGTGTATAAGATATTTTTATGTCTTGATTTTTTCTTTGAGGCCGCTGTCTGGTTCTTCCGAAACCAAACGCCTGGGCAAATATGTCTTCGAAAG